CCTGTTGTAAACATTGACTCTATTGATATTCAATTTAGCAAAGAAGAAAACAAATTCAGATTCAATCAGTTTTATGATGTTACTGCAGACAGAGGTGAGTTTACTAACAACACTGTTCCAATGTGGATTACTGCTGCTGATGGTTATCACAAAATAATTAATCCTGCTTATGTTAACTATTCTAAACAACCATTGCAACATAAAAAGTTTAGACATTACGGTAATAAAATTATATTACGTAAAAACATTAGTAATGATAGAAAAATGATTCTTAAATTTGTAAATAATAAATACTTATTAAGTCCTCGATAATGGCAGCAAATAGAGAAATATTGATGAAGTTCATCACAGGTCAAGCTCAAAAAGTACGTGAAGACGTATCCAGACAAGGATACAAAGACGATTCTCCATATAGAAATAATCCTTCCAATACTATTTATGGTACACCGGAAGGAACCTCTATTACAATGGAAGGAGTAAGCACTCCTCTTGTTGGCATGGATGAGTTTGGCAACAGACAAGAAATGTTTCCTGGACAAAGATATGAATATCCTGGATCGCGCGTGATTGAAACACCTATGGCAAAATATGGTGGTTTACTTAATAAGACTATAAAGTGTTCTAATTGTGGTTGGTCGTGGAAAGCTGCAGATGGAGGTAATGATGTTACTACTTGTCATAAATGTGGTAATGAAAATACAATAATGCAAGACGGTGGCGAAAAAGATTTTAACAAAGTAAAAGAATGGTTTAACAATTACATAGACTCGCCATTATATAAAAGAAATTTAGAAAATTCAGGATACCTTGATGTTGACAAAGTAATTAATCAAAGAAAATCAAATGTAGGTAAAACAGAATATGTATATGATGAAAATAGACTTGGTACATATTATCAACCTAACACTAACACAGTGCATCATGCTCCTGAAAAAGATTCTGAAATATGGTCTAAAGAATATGAAAGTGTTTTGCCACAAGATACTGTACTTGCACATGAGTTTGGACATTCTGTGTTAGATGATAGTAAATCGTTTTTTGGAAAACAAACACCTGGTTATAATAGATATGATTATGAGCAGTTGCAAACAAGAAACAAAGACAGAAAAATATCAAGAGGTGCTAATGAAAATTATGCTGATCAAAAAGCATTGCAGTATGAAGCTGCAAAACTTGGTATTTATAAACCTGGTTTTGAAGAATTTACAAAAGAGCATTTAGATAAATTACCTGTTCATATAAAAGACAGAGCTTTAAAAAACTATTCTGAAGAAGATCTTATATGGTTAATGAATAACATTGCTCAAAATAATAATAACACTAATGACATGCTGGCTGTTGCTCAAGAAGGTGGTGAACCAAGTAGTACATTAGAAGGACTTACTGATGAAGAGCGACAAAGAAAAATAGAAGAAAATACTACATATCAATTAGAGAATATAAAAAAGGTACGTGAAGAAGAAAAAATAAAAGAAGAGGAAGCTAAAAGAAAAGCGCAAGAAGAACACAATGCTTTTATTAAAAAGAACTTTAATCCGGATGCTGTAGAAAAAAGAAAAAATCTTTTTGATAAAGTTGTAAGTGAAAATGAATATCCAAGTACTTTCTTTCATGAAGAATGGATGAACTCACCACAATATAAAAAATTACTAACAGAATCTACAGTAGAAAATAATTCTTTTGATTTATATAATGATATAAGAAATAGAAATTTACAAGAACTAAAAGGAAAAAAAATAAACACATCTGAAGACAGTTATAAACCTGGAGCAGTTGCTTATTTTAGTCCAGAAGAAAGAACTATTAATTATCCATTTGACAGAAATGAATTAGATACTTTAGGTGGTAACTTTTCCAATGATTTTAATAGAGGTGTTGCTGTACATGAAAAAAGTCATTTTATAGATAATCTATTTGCTGAAGGTCAGAAAAAATTTAGATTAAATAGTAGACTACTAAGAAAAGAATTAAAAAACAGAGAAGATGATGAAGTTTCTGCAATACCTCTAAAAGATGTAGACTTAATAAATTCATTAAAAGTTCCAAAAACAGATGATAATAAATTTAAGTATGACTATTTTACAGAACCTACAGAAGTACGTGCAAGATTAAATGAGGTTAGAGATAACTTGTATAACAGTGGTAATAAAGAATTTTTAAATAGAGAACTTAATGAAGAAGATTTAAAATCTTTATATAATGATATTGACTTAAATACAAATCAAGGTTTTAAAGACTTAAATGATTACTTTGGAAAAGAAGGTACATTAAAATTATTGAACTCTGTTAGTCAAAATGATAACAATCTTAATAATCAAATGCCTGTTGCAAAACGTGGTGGTACTTGGTTTGGTAATGCTGATATGATGTCTGTTAGTAATAAGTATCAAGAAGCAGGAACTGTAACATCTGAAGAACGCAAGCCGTATATGGGTTATCCACCTGTAAATGGTAAATGGTTAGGTAATAAATTAACCAAAGAAGGATACATAACATCTACTACTAAAGGTGGTAACAGAATTTCTTTTACAGGCAATGTTAGAGCAGATGATTGGATTAATAAACAAATTGATTCAGGTAAGTTTGGTTTTGATCCTGCAACAGGAGGAACTTTTCCTTTAAAAAAACCTGTAAAGGGATTAAGCAAAGAAGATCAGTTTATAGGAAGTAGAACATTTGATGATTTACAAGCACCACAAGGATTTACAACTGAATCTCAAGAGGCGCAAATTAAAAAATTACCTGAATGGCAACAAGATATTATCAATGAAGTAAATACAAAACGTAGAAAAGCAGTAGTTAGAGATCAATGGGATGAAGTATATAAAAGTCCTTTATGGTATGCACCAGGTGTTATAGCTACTGGAGGATTAGGTCTTCTTGGTTTAGAAGCAGCAGGTGCTGCAGCTGCACCATATATTACAGGAGCATTAGCAACTCAACTACCTGGTATGGCAGCTGTTCCTGGAGCAACTGTTGGTAATGCTATTACAGCAGGATTTGCAGGACATGGTTTGGCTAATGTTGGACCTGATACTGTAGAGATGTATAAAAATCCTAACTGGAGTAATGCAGGTTCTTTAGGCATGGATATTTTAGAAATAGCACCTATTGCTGGACCTGCTGCTAAAACTATAGGTGAAGGATTATCTGCTACAAGAAAAGCGTTAGGTACAGAAGAAGGTTTACTATCTAAGTTTAAACCTAAACAAAATTATACTTTACCTGAATATATGTCTTTAGAAGCACCTAAAGGTAATATGTATGGAGAGAATCAAGTTTTAGTACAACAACAAAGATTATTGAACCCTGATATAAAAGCTAAATTTTTTGAACATCAAGCACCTGAATTTGTACCTTCTAAACCAACAAATAGTTTATTAAATTTTGAAAAAAGTCCTAAAGATTTTGGTAATAGAATTACACCTGAAAATTATGAAGATTTTGTAAATCGTATACATGGATCTACAGCATATGATTTTGCAGCAAGTTCAAGTAAAAAACCTGGAAATTTAGGAGTAGGTAATTATGATATGCCTGGTAAAGTTTTTAAAGATGCACCATTAAATCAATTAGGTAAAGATATTATAAATGCTCATGAAAAAAATCATGGAATATTTGCAGGAACTTTATCAAAAGAAATGCAAGAAGCTTTATTAAAACCTTTTGGTACTAAAAAAGCAGTACCTCATTATGCTGCTAAACATCAAGCAGATGAAGTTTTAGCAAGAATGGCTCAATTTAAAAATGCTGTTGGTATAGGAGATAATCAAATATTTACTTTAGGACATCTAAATTTAATACGTAAAAATTATGCTAAACAATTTTTAGATAATAGTATTACAGAGATGTTAGCTAAAATAAAACCTGGAAGTGCTGGAGAAAAAGAATTTTTAAAAAATATGAACAAATATGCTTTTGGAGTAACAGGTGCAGGAGCATTAACATATAAAGCTTTGCAAGAAGAAGATCCTAAATATAAACAAGGAGGTCTTATTGAGTATCAAGAAGCAGGAACTGTAAAACCTACAAACACTTCTGACAAAAATACTCACACCAGAGAAATGGCTCAAAGAGTTGTTCAACTTGCAGAAGAAAGAATTAGAAATAATAACTATGTAGATGTACCTAAAGACATTGAAGATATTGCAAAAGCAAGAGGTGAGTCAGCGTTTAGTTGTATAGGTGGTGTATGTACAGTTTTAAAAGATGCGGGTGTAATGGACAGAGTTGATTGGTCTAATACACATTTTTCTGAACATGCAAAAGAATACGGTTTTACAGCAAATCAAGGATGGGGTCTGAAAGGTATTCAAAATTTAGAACCTGGAGATGTATTGCAATATAACAATAAATCAAATGAACAAGGTAATTATTATCCAGGACATTCTCAAATTTATTTAGGTAAAGATGCAAGTGGTCAACTTAGATTTTTTGATAATTTTTGGGGAACTGAAAAAACATATTTTGAAAGTGAAGTAAAAGATTTGCTTGATAGTTCAAGAAAAAAAACAGAACCTTCAGCAACTATTTATAAAGTTAATCCTTATAATGATTCTAATCCGTGGGGATTAAGTCCAGAAGCTTTACAAAATTACAAAGACAAACAAGAATTAATAGAAAAAGAATCAAAATCAAAACAGTCTTATATATGGAGTGTTGCAAAAAATGCAAAAAATTATAATGACACCACAAAACGTGTCATAGATAGTTTTATTGAGTACGCAAATGACAATGATAAAATAAACGATCTTGTTAAAAAAACAGGAAAATCAAAAGCAGAAATACATGATTCATTGTTAAATGTGTTTGGTGAACTTGGTGCAGAAAACAACTGGACAACTTCTAAAGGAAAAGGTATTGGTTCACGATTAGAAAATATTGCTGAAAGTGTTATTACTGCATTTGGGGGTGGTAAGAAATTATCAGTTGGACCTGGTCAAATTAAATACGCATTTATACCAAAAGATTTAAAAGAAAAATTTAATATTAAATCTTCAAATGATTTATATGACTTAGATAAAGTTTTACCTCTTATGACAGCTTTAGATTTAAGAGATAAACAAGTTTTAGAAAACTGGGGTAAAAACAATACATTGAGTAAAAAATTATTTGGATTTACAAATCCAGTTGAAACAGAATGGATCGAAGGACAAGGTAGTGTTCCTATAAGTGGTGGATTTACTGTAGAAGATTTACCATCTTATAATAATAGTGATTCAACATTAAACCATGGTGTGGGTAGATACTCGCCTTATTTAAGAAATCAGTATTCATCTATTTCTTCAGGAACCACATGGGAAAACGGTGATGACTGGTTGCCTTTTAATGAAGGAACAATGACAAATTATTCACCTGCTGAAAATAATAAAAGTGGTAAAGAAGAAATGCGTGTAAAATACGAAAGAGATCCTGGAAGTTATCCTTATAAAGTAGAACAAAATTGGAGAGACAATCTTGACAGAACAATGTATACAACACAACCAAGTGGTAGTCCTCAAGAACTTGATGAAGTTATCATTGAAGCAATAAGAAAGAAAAAAACATCATAGTCATGGCATCAAAAGGAAACAAATTTATATTGGAAAAATTTATTTCTAATAATCAATTGCAAAAAGCACAAGACGGAGTTGAAACATGGAAAAAACAACAAGCACTTGTAGCTAAAGAAAAAGCTGGAAAACTAAAAGAGTTGTTAGAAACACCTTTGGTTTTTAAAACTAAAGAAGAAAAGTTAGCTGAAAAAATGCAACAAGAAAGGTATAGAATTATTCCTAAAGACAATACTGTTGTAAGAAATTATAATAATGTTGCTAAACATTCTAATGTTGCAAGAAATAAAACAGACAAAGAAATTGCAGATGAAAGAAAAGCTGTAAGAAAAAAATCTGACGCAAATGTTTTAAATCAATATTCTACAGAGTTATTTGACGGTGATAACTGGACAAGAGAAAATCTTGCTGAAGGTGCGCAAGGATTAGAATCAAAATTTAGAGTTTCAGATGAACCAAACTTTTTTGATGACTGGTTAAATCCTGCAAACATGATAGGCAATATGGCGTCTAATTTAGGACAAGCACCTTTACAAGCACAACAATCAGATTCATATTTACCGTATATTACAGCTATAGGTACACCATTAACTGTGGGAGCACTCGCTGGATTAGGAACAAGTTCAAATGCACAATTTATAAATAATTTAACAAATCCAATTGCAGGATTTGAAACATCAATAGGAAATTTTGCAAAATCAAATTTTAATAAATTAAAACAAATTGGTAAAAGAACTTTTACTCCAAGTCGTGAAGTAGATTTAAGTGGTATTGAAAGATTAAGTGGACAATTAAGAGAATCAAATGTTGAAGCAAACTTAATTGAAAAAGTTGGGAATGATATTAATTTTTCACATCAGGATTACATGTTAAATAAATATCCAGATGTACCGGTTACTGAAAACTACATTAATCTTATTGAAAATCAAGAACTCAATGAAATTAATAAAAATAGAATAACTGATCTTGCTGAACATTGGGTTTATGAAAATCCTGCTCAAAGAGTTGAGAATCAAAAAATAATGGAACAATTAGATCCTCTTCTTGAACAACAAAGACAAGAAGCATACGGAATTTTTAACATGAGTAGAAAAAACAAACTTGATCATGTAAATGAAAGAATTAAAATTATACAAAATGATGCAGAAACAATTCAAAACAATATTGATGTTGGAGCTAACAAGTTTATAGAAAAATTGCAAAATAAAGCAAAAGATGATCCTAATTTTATAAATGAATTATTAGAACAAAGAAAACAACTTGAAGAAGCAATTACAAAATACGGTGATGAATTTTTTGGTGATACTAAAAATCCAAATTTTAATAATCTTACTGAAGAAGAACTTAACGCAGCGCATCTTGAGATAAAAGCAAAAAGAGATAATCTCAGAAATGAAATTCAAGGTGTAAGAGATCAGGTTACACCTGCTAAACTAAATCCAGCATTTGAAGAAAAAATAAAAGATTTATATATGTATGCTGAGGAACCTATACCTGCAAGCATAAACGATGTGTTTCCTGTTGAAAAAGGAATGAGAGAAAGAAACAGAGTTGTGTATCCAAGAGCAATTCCTGAATCAGTTTCAGATTTGAACAAATACGAATTAGATAAATTATTAGATACTCAAAAAACTGCTTCAGGTGTTAATCAAGGAAGTTACGGTAATACAATTTCATTTGGTGAAAATTCTTATTCATTTGAAGATTTAAAAGCACTTTATGATGTTAACTATGAAAAAGCTCCTTTTAAATTATCTGAACCATCTACATGGTTTGGTAAAAAGATGAATCGTGTTGTAGATAATAAACCATCAGAATTTGTTAAAAATATTAAAATTCGTGATGTAGATCCTGAAAAACTTTTTCATACAATTGGTCATGAAGTTGGTCATGATTTTCAAAAGTTTGGTAGTTGGGGAGAACTAATTGCAAAATACTTTGACAATATTGAATATTTCTCAAATCATGGTGAAAATAATTTATCAAGAGCATTTAAAAAACACATGGTTGAACCAAATGGATGGGATAGTTCATCAGCATGGCGTAGCAGTGGAAATGAATTACATTCTGATTTAGTAGCAGAAAGATTTAAGATAATAGATAAATTAGATCCTGATCCTAAAAAAGCTGTTGAAATGTTTAGAGCAAACGAAGATGCTTTTACAGAACAAATAGTTGAAAGTGGAGTTTTAGATAAATTTTTTAAACCTGATACACCTCTCAATATTAAAAAGGAATTAGCAAAAATTTTACCAGTTGCAGTACCTGCTGCTTTAACAGTAGGTGCAACAGTAGGTGCAAAGAATCAAAATGAATCTGAACAAATGCCAACACAAAAGTATGGTGGTAATCAATCACATTTTAATTTTGAAAAATATGCAATGAAAGAAATGGGTGGAATGATGTACGCAAATAAAGATGCAGGATTGCCACACGAACAGTCAATGCGAAAATATTTAAGTGCACAAAATAATCTTTTAGATTTTATGAAACGTGTAAAAGTTGTTGGTGGTCCTGTACCGTTTGATGAATATTATAGAGAAAACATAATAAATCCAAGAAATAAATCGTAAATTAGTAATGTAAACATGTGATAATAAACATGTAACTAAAAATTTTTATCATGAGTAAAACTTGTCACGAATGCGAAAAAAATAAATTTGTATTACCATACGAATATTTTGCAAATCCATTAACTGTTTTAGAATATGGTGGTGATTTATATCAAGCACAGCAGGGTGGAGAACAGCAAAAACAAATTATGCAAATAATTGCAATGTATGCAAAATTGCACAATGCTCAACCTGAAATGATTATTCAGAAACTGCAACAACTTGATGAGTCACAACAGCAACAAGCATTACAATATATGGTTGCAGAATTACAACAAGGTGGTGCTGGACAACAACAGTCAGCTCCAACATCTTACGCAGCTAATGATGAGTTTAGTGAAATGGAAAGCATGCCACAGTTTGCACCAGGTGGTACAAACAGTTATAGTCAAACAGGTGGTGCTGGTTATAGAGGTGCTGCAGGTGGTGTTGGTGGCGTTCCATATATTGCACCTGCTCTACAAACATCAATTGGAGATTCAAAATTTCTTGGTCCACTGAAAGCTGTTACTGGTTACATGGGACTTGCGGCAGGTCTTGGTGCATCTGCATTAGGGTGGGGTAAATCTGCACAATGGTTAGGTAACAAAGTATTGCCAGATGGTGGGTTAAAAGATGGTTTTAATGGTGTAATGGATACTGCAAATAATACTTTTAAAGGTATTGTTGATTTTGGTGTAACTGCTGGTGGTATTTCTACTAATGGTCAAAATTCTGCTAATAGACAAGCAGCTGCTAATAGAAAACAACCTGTTACTTTTCCTACTCAAAATCCTGTAGTTAAAGGTGCAGCTGTACAAAAAGCAGACTCTACTAAAATACCAATTAATCCAGAAGATGAAGGTTACAAACCTGATTTGATTAATAAATATGGTAGATATCTTCCTAAACATCAAGGAACCACTGGTTCAAGTACTGTTGGTGGTGGTGACGGTGGTATGGGCAGTGGAGAAGCAGGAATGATGATGAATGATGGATCTACTGATTACAATGAAGGATACTTTCAAGCATATAAACAAGACAACAATGCTTATAATGCAGATCCTAATCAATGTCCACCAGGAAGCGAATGTGATAAAGCAAAAAAACAACAACAACAACCGCAACAACCTGCGAAGAAAAAAGCTAACCCAAATGCTGGTGCTGGTGAAGGTGAAAAACCTTTTAATGGAATGGAATATGCACAAAAAGGACTCATGGGACTTGGTGCATTTAGAGATTACAAAACATGGCAAAATGACCAAAAAGAAAGAGACGAATATGAAAAGATGTTAGAACGTGTTGGTAATACTGATTTTAGACTTGCTTCAAACAGTCCTAATCCATTTGGTGATTATACATTAAATGTTGGTCCTGCAAATAATTTCCAATTAGGCATGACCACTCCTGTACAAGATAGTGGTACTTATGGAAGATACGGTGGTTCATTCAAATATGGTGGTCAATCATATAAAGAAGGTGGTGAATATCAAGTATCAGAAGACGAGTTATTACAACTTATGCAGAATGGTGCAGAAATAGAATTCATTAATAAATAACAAAATCCCTAACAAAATAGGAAAAAACAAATTATATTTGTAAATTCTAAATGTGAGAGATTTATCATTTTTAACTTTAAACTTTAAAAGTTTATGTACAACATTAGAATAAAACAACTTCCAAAAAATGGTGATCAACGTAACTACAGTTTAGTTGATAGAAATGATTTATATATCAAAGTAAATCCAATTAACCAAGACAGTAATGTCAAAAACACTATCAGTGCAGTTCCACGTGAAGAAGCTAATATAGAAGCTGAAGGTGGAGAAACTGTAATCGGTGATATCAACAATGATGGTTTTTTAGAACATAGTAAAATTGTTGGTAAAAGACATACTGAAGGCGGTGTGCCTCTTAATGTTGCACCTGGTTCATTTATATTCTCTGACACAAAAAAGTTAAAGATTAAAGATCCTGAAGTACTTTCTATTTTTGGTATTACCAAATTTGACAAAGGTGGTGTTACACCAGCAAAGATTGCACAAAAATATCCTATGAATAACTACATGAATATTCTAAAGGATGATGCAACAGATCCTGTATCAAAGCGTACTGCTTCTCAGATGTTAAAAAATAATCTTGAGAAACTTGGCATGTTAGCATTGGTGCAAGAATCAATGAAAGGATTTCCTGATGGAGTACCTGCAATTGCACAATCTGTTATGGCAGGATTGCAAGGACAAGGTGAGGGTATGCCTGAAGAAGCAATGGAAGGTAGAGAAGCTGCTGGAGAAGAAGGTCAAATGCGTTATGGTGGAATGGCTATGTACCAAAAAGCAGGTACAGTTAAACCAAAACCAAAAGCAAAACCTAAACCTGCAGCACCTGCTCCTGGTACGTTTTATATAAATGGTAAACCGAATAGAATTGTAAAAACTTATGAAGGGTTCTTTGATGTTGATAATGATAGTGATGGAGATGATGCAAACGATATGTGGGTTCAATTTGAAAAACCTATTCAAGTAATTGATGAGGATGGTAATCCTGATACAATGACTGAAATGACACTTTCTGATTGGAAAAAATTAACTGCAAAAAAGTCTCTTAAAATGGGATTGACAGATAATTTAATTCAACCAAATAACTATACAGATATTAGCAATCTTACTTGGTGGAATCAAGATAGATCTATATTTGATATTGGTAGAGGTGTGAAATATAATACAATTAATTATTCTCCTACAGCTCCTGTTGCTACTGCAAAACCTGCAGTTAAACCACAAATGAAACCTGGATATACATTTACACAAGGTAACAAAAAATATAAAGTTGTTGCTTCTGATGTATACAGTCCTTATGGTTCAGCAGCTGGTAATAGACAAGCTGTAAGTGTAGAACAAATTGATGATCCAGATCAAAACATTGGTTCTTTCTTTGATACTAAATTTGGCAAGAAGTTAATTCCTATTGACGAGTTTAACAAAATTGTTGGTATAGCTCCAACCGTAGTTCCTGAAGCAGCTGCCGGTACTACACAAGCAGATGCTGAAACTGCTGGTGCAAAAGATTGGGTAGATACTGCTGAAGAAGAAGTAGTTGAAGAAGATACTCTAACAACAAAAGTTGTTGTAAAAGAAGATAACAGCAAACCTGCAGCAAAAACTGTAGTAACACCAAACACAAAGGTAACACAGCAACCTGCTAAAAGAGTTTCTGGTAAAATGCAAACATTTCCAAAGTTTATTATACCAAGTGGAAAGTTTAAAGGTCAAGAAGGTTCTGCTGTTAAAATGGGTGATACAATAAGAATTTTTTATCCAGACGGAACGCATGAAGCTTTTATTAATGGTAAACCGCTTCCAGGTTATAGACATGGTGGATATTTACCAAAACATCAAGGTGATACTGGTCCAAGCACAGTTGGCGATGCTTCTGGATCTTCAATGATGGATGATGGTTCATCAAACGGATTTTTTGGTGGTATAGGTGACTTTTTTAGTGACCTGTTTAGTGGTGAAGATAAATCAAAAAGTGATTCTGCAACTTCAACTTCCGCAACTCCATCTCTTGATCAACAAGCAATGGATGCTGTTGCTAATCCTGCAGCAACATCTGCAAGTACATCTGTTAATATTCCACCTGTTGCTACAAATACAAATGTTGCCAATCCTGAATTACCAGCTGAACTTGCAAGTTTATTTCCTGCAGATGCTGCACCAACTGCTGCATCTCAACCCTTTATGGCAACTACAGCACAAGGAATTCAAAATGGTTCTGTAGCAGCAGTTTCCACAGGAGATCCTAATAAGCAAGTAATTGCAAATAATGATCCAAACTATGAATTTCAACCATCCAGTGTAAAAAGATTACCAAGTACTTCAAAAGAAAAAGCAACATATGAAGACTGGAAGCCACAAAATTATGACAAAGTGTGGAAACCAAAAGCTCAACAAGCAATGTTAAATTCAGAAAGTGCTAAAGCAATTGATGATTATTTAACCAATGTTGCAGCTAAAGGTAAATATGGTCCAAACATACTTTATCAATTACAAGGTTTAACAGGTCAAGCACGTTATGATAAGATATTAGAACTTGCTACAGATGGTGATCCAGGTCCATTTCACAATGCTTTCTTAGAAGCAATGACTGCTAAGAAACCAGAAGACAAACCTGAACCAATACCAGAGAAAAAAAGAGCATGGTCATGTAGACAAGATCCTGTAACCGGTGTAAAAGAAATATATCAATTTGAATATGAAGGAGAGATGCCTGCAGGTTCTTACAATACACGTGAAGAAGCTGAAGCAGGATGTAATGGTAAACAAGAAGTAGTTGAAGAAAAACCAAAACCAAGAAGACCTTGGTGGATACAAGATGCAGTAAACTTTGCTGGTACACTTACTGACAATGTTGGTTATTATCCTCCTGCATTAACTCAAGTTGATTTAGAAACTCCTCGTTACGCATTGCTTGATCCTGATAGAAGAATTGCTGCGATGCAAGAAGCTGCTGCTGCTGATAGAGAAGCTGCATACAATACAACAGCAGGTAATGTTGCTGGTGCATCTCAAGTTGCGCCATCAAATCAAAGACTTGGTCAAGCTGCAAATATTATTGGTGATGTTGAAAATCAAAATTCAAATATTTTTAATCGATTTTCTGGTAACATTGCTGGAATTAATAATCAAGAAAAGATTTTAAATGCAAACTCATTACAAAATTACATTGGTCAATCAGTAACAGCAAGACAACAATATGATAATGCCAGACGTGCATTAAAATGGAGACAGCTTGATGCTTGGAATAATGGTACTACAAACTGGCAAAGAACTAATCAGTTATCTGACATGTTTAATTACGATATTGATCGTAATACAGGTGATGTAACTTTTAAAGATGGCAGACAAATGTTTGATGCACAAGGTAGACCTGTGTATGATCCGTATATTAATCCTGCAGACCCAACTGGTAAAAATAGTAAATCAGGATATATATTTGAAGATCGAGTAAAATATTGGAAAAGTCAAGGTTTTAGTGCGTCAGACGCGATAGATGCTGCAAATGCAGAAGTAAATGGTAAAGCTGCTGTAGCTGATAATAAAACTGCTGGTCGTAATGCTATTCTATCTGGACAAGCATTACCTGCGCCAAGACAATCAAAATATGGTGGAAAAGTAAAAAAACAATATGGTGGTGTAGTATTTGATTTTGGTGCATTACCTTTATACTTTTTTGAAGATTAATATTTTTATACAATAAATAAACATGGCAACATTTTTAAAAGGAGTTACTGACGAGTTTCCACAATTAAATTTATATAAACCTGATTATGCTTTTCTTACACAAGTGTTGGGAACTAAACAAGGTGAGTATGATCGTGGATTTAATTATGTAAAAAGCATAATCAACTCTGCATTAAATGATCCATTAACTTCTGAATCAAACGAACAATTTCGCAAAGAAGTGTTTAAAAAAGTACAAAGCTCTTTAAAAGACATTTCAAACTTAGATTTATCAAATCCTGCAAACATTAGTATTGCAAATTCTATTGTAGATCCAATTACGCAAGACAAAGAACTTGGTCGTGACATGGCGTTGACAAAATATTATAGTAATGAAATAGGTAAATATAATGCACTAAAAGCAAGTGACGATCCAAAGCAAAGAGCGCTTGCAAGTGATTATAGTATGGCTTATATGAACTATGGTATTAGTGAATTAAAAAATGCCAAACGTGGTGACGGTAGTATATTAAAAGCACAACCAAAAAACTTTGTACCATTTGAAGATGTAACTGGATTTCTTGAACAACGTGTAAAAGATTTAAAATTAGAAATTGTCAGAGATGAGGTGCATGGTTTTTATAAAATTAAAAAAACTAATGGACCAGAGGTTGCACCATCATTTGCACAATGGGCAATTTCAGAAATGAAAGCAGATGGTAGATTTAATGAACAATTGCGAGTAATGGGGTTTGTTAATGCTGAAAATGACATTAAAGAAGAAATGGAAACAAGTAAAGTTTCCAGAGATCAAGCATTACAAAACCTTGCAAAAAAACTTGAACAACCTGCAGTTGAAGAAGCCAAGAAAACAGAAATTCAAACTAAATTAGGATTATCTGATGTACTTGAAAAAATAGAACTATTTGATAGAGAACATCCGGATGGAGTACCTGTTTTACAACAGGCATATTATAATAGTTTACAAGCACAAAAACAAGAACTTGAAAAAACTGCAGGAAATGCAGAGAAAGATCTAAATGATTTAACTACTGGTGGTTTTGAATATATTGCACAAAACTTGCACAATCTTTACAAAAATAATGCAATGATTAAAACTGCATTAGATTGGGGTAAAAATTATGCAAATGTAACATCTAAAGTTGAAATAGATCAGGATGATGTAGCAATGAATGTGTGGAAAGAAAATAATGCCAGAAGTCTTGCTATTGCAAAAATGAATCAAGATAGAGATCTTAAGTTAATGGAGATGGATCAAGACCAAAAACAGTTTGATAGTGAGATGGCATTGAAAATAAGAATTGCCGGAGGAAAAGGTGAGTTGCCAACAAGTACTATCACTGGTACTTCTCAGACAACTTCTTCTTTACCAGCTGTTGATGTTCTTGCTGAATCATTGACAACTACACGTAACGAATTATTTTCAGACGCATTTGATCCAAAAGAAGGTGCTTTAAACATTGTTGTTGGTGGTGATAATTCTGGTAAGTATTATACAGTAATGGATAAATTAAAAAGAATTGCTGGTGGTAGTAATGAAAAATTAACAGAACAAGAAGGAAAATTGTATGGTTCACTTGCAAAAAAACTTGGTCTTGATCACGCATATGATCCAAAAACTCCACAACTTGCACAATCAATGCTTGAATCATTTGCACTTGGTGTTTATACTAAAGCAAAAAAACTTATTCCTATTCTTGCAAAACAAGGAAGTGTTCAAGAGTACAAACAACAATTGTATGTATTGAATAATTTAATGGGTAAGTTTGATCAAGTATTTACACAAAGAGAACAACTTGATAAAAATTATGAAAACATTGCTAAAAGTATAACTGATGCTGAAGGGAACATAAAAGAGACATACAAAGACAAAGTAAAAATCACAGGGCGTACACAATCAGGGTATCCAATATTTGATTTATCTAAGTTGTCAGAAGCAGAAAAAAATGGTTTAAGTTTAAAAGTATCTCCAGAATTTACAAAAAGAACAACCGGTACAACTATAACAAGATTAAACACAGGTGTTACTGCAGACGAATGGGGTAATATATTTGGTTCTGTTGCGGCATCATCTGCAAATGATCCTGAAGTATTTACTAAATTTGCTAACATGAACACTAAAGCAAGAGCTGAAGCATTAGGTGACGAGTATGAAGTAAGCAGTGATCCGGTTAAGAAAACTGTAAAAATAACTGTAAGAAATAAAAATGATAATCCAAAAACTGCAACAGCACCTTTAGTTGTGACATTGCCATTTGAAACAATAAATACAAATCCTTCATTATCAAGGTTTAAGAAATTTGTAAAAGAATCTACAATGAATCAAACATCTCTTGGTGATTTTAATTTGTTGTTCCAAAATCCAACAGGTACTATAAATGCTAAAACAAATATTAAAAACTCAGGATTTGATTTTACTGCTACTGGTAATTATGACAGATATGGTAACTATTCAGTTTCATACAGTACTAAATACAAAGATCCAATACAAGACAAATGGGTTAGTTCAGGAGTTGATTTTATTCCAATGAGTGGACCAGATGATATAGAAGGAATCATGGCACTTGATGAACACATCAAAACGCAATATGAAACTTATATGACTGCGTTACAAACAATTAATAGCAAAAAGAAATAATAAGTCATGGCTGAAAACACAGAATTAGACGCATCAGCATTAACTGCTACTGATGCAAATCAACAACAGGATTTTGCGTCATTAATGTCATCAAATAATCAGGCAACAAATAATGTTGAAACTTCTTCTGATGGTCCAGCTGGTGATCCACTTGGAGATGCTATGCGTTATTCTCAGTATGTTGGTAGACAACAGTTGCAAAACAAAATAGATCCTCCTACATCTCTTATTGATTCAATGACTTACCAAAAGTCACCTGGTATAAGATACTTGGATGCTGATAGTATAGCAAATTTTACACAACAAGAATCATATAATCCAGATGGATTTAATCCAAAGGATCCTACTAACTATGCAAGATTTGCTGCAATGGAAACATGGGGAACAGCTCTTGCAAAAGGATTTGATTCTATGTCAAGCAAATTTGGTGCAGCATTCAAAGAAAACTTTGTTGGTTATGGTAGAATGGGTTCTGCTATTGCAAACATGGATATGTCTTTGCTTATGCCTACTGAAGATGAAATGATGCAGCAATATTATAAAGATCAAAAGGATGCACAAAAAAACTTTGTATTTCAAAAACCTGAAGATCAAGATAGTATTTTTTCAAAAGGAAGTGTGTCTGAGTTTATTGGAAGTAGTGGATTTATGCTTGGAACATTTGCAGCACTGTCGTTAGAGATTGCTGCAGATATTTTAATAACAGCGGCTACAGCTCCTGGTGGTGGTGAAGGTGCTGCATTATTTGCACCTACCTTTGCAAAAATTGGAGCAGGTTTCGGAAGATTACTTGGTAGAGAAGCTGTTGAAGTAGGAGCCAGAGAATCTGCAGAAGCACTTGCAAAGAAAACAAATTTCTTTAGAGAAGCAGCACAAGGTTTTACATTAGGTAATAAGTCTGCAGAAGAAATTAGATTATTGACTAAAATAGATGAAGCGGCTGCTGTATCTAACACAACCGGTAGTATTGCACGAGATGCTATAAATGATACATTTACAGTTTTCAATGGTAACTTGCCAGCAATATTAAAATCAAAATCTGTACTTGAAATGACAGGTAATGTCGCAAGAGGATTACCATTAGTTGGTACAGGTATAAGATATGGTGAAAGAATTAAAGCTGGTGTAGATGCAGGATTATCAACAGGTAAACTTGTTGGTATGGGTGCACAAGGATTAAGACGTGTAGCACAAGAGTTAAATATGTCTGCAACAGAAGCATCTTTTGAAGCTGTGTCTTCTTATGGTGATACATTGAATAAACTTATTGACAATCATCGTAATAGTAATAATGGTGAGAATCCAAATGAAACGCAGTTTGAAGAAATGCGTAAGTTATCAATGGAATCAAGTGGTGCAAATTATAAAACAAACATGGCAATCTTATTGGCAACTAACAAGTTACAATTTGGAAACATGTTTAATAAGTTTTTACCTGCCAATAAAACAATGCGAGAATTGATTGAGGCAACTAAAGATAACTTGTTACTTGTAGAAAAAAATGGCTTAAAGAAATTTTATAAAAAAGGATTTGCTGGAGCGTATGGTCTTACAGGACAAATTGCAACAGACTTTGGTAAAAAAGAAGCAACTTTCCAAGTAGGTAAAGCGTTCTTTAAAGACATGGCAAGATTTGAACTTGTTGAAGGTTTGCAAGAAAACTTACAAAGCATTTCTTCAAATGGTTGGAAAGATTACTATGTTGGTCAATACCAGAAATCTAATTCAATATTAAGCGAATCATTTGGTCAGGCGTTTGAAGATGAACTAAGTAAACAAGGTATAAAAACATTTTTAATGGGAGCATTAACAGGAACATTAGTTAGACTTCCTGTTCATATGACAACCAAAGGATTAGAAGCTGCATCTAACAAAATTAACGAAAGACAGTACGCAAAAAATCCTGGTGAAAATCCTGTTGAAAGAGTTAGAAAACAATTTGACAAAGACATTGAAACTTTAAATACTTTCTTTAAACAAACAGAAGAAAGAACATTTAAACATAAGATTGTAAATTTTGTCAATCAAACACAAGAAGGACAGAACCAAGCTGAAGCTGCTGCGAAAGGTTTAAGATACGAATTCGAAAACAGTAGAGATAACGCATTAGTTTCTGCAATTAGTGCCGCAAAACGCACAGAATCGATTGACGTATTACAAAGAGTGGTAAAAGAAATGGGAGTTGATATGTCAAATGAAGATTTTGAAAAATCATTTGGTGTAAAACTTGAAGATACTAAATACACAACTCCATTAGAATTTTCAAAAAGTCTTGCAAAAGATATTAAAAAATATTCTGATGTAACTGACAGTATAAGAAACAAGGTTAAGACTTTTACTGAACCAACTTTATACACTCAAGGTAGTAAAGAATATTTTACTGCAATGATTGCTCGTTCTGCAGAAGAAGATGCTGTTCATACAATTGCTATGAATGCAGTTAAAGGAGACATGACTGCAAAACGTGCACAACAAATCGCACAAGAATTATTAAGTAATCAGAGTATTGCAAACAGTTCTGATTATGTTATCCGAGTTCTGACAGATCCTAAGATTCTTAATGATGAAAAGGGAAACATAATGTCTGAATTAAGAATTTATAGAAACAATCTTAAAGAGAATACAGACGAGAGTTTGAAACCTAAGATTGAAAAACAAATTAAAGACAAGGAAGAAGAACTTGCAAACTTAGAAAAATGGCAATCATTTTTCAGTAATAGAGTTGATGCAAGTATTTCATTAAATGAACAAGGTGAAATAGTACCGGTAGAAAATATAGTATTAGATACTTTTGTTGGTAAACGTATTGACAAAAAACAAACATTACTTGACGGATACGGAGAACCTTTAGACACAATTGAAACAACATTTGATACAAATGATGATGAGGTCATTGAAGTATTTAGACAATTATTAAATGTTAAAAATCGACAAGCTGGAGTAGATACACAAATTTCTGAAACAGAAATGCGCGATGTTCACAGCAAGTTAGTAGATTACATGAAACTTGACAAGGATACAAAAGACTACATGAATGCTGTTGATACTCTTATGAATCCTAAAAACTTTAAACATGCTATTAGTAAAATGACTGATGGTAAAATGAAGTTTAATGTAATATCATTTTTAGACAGATATAATGTTACAATTATACAACATGTTTATGGTAAAGGAGGATTGCTTGACAGTTTAGAAGAAGTTAATAGTTCATTTAATGAATCAGATAAACTTGCAATTGGTTTTGAGATCATGGAGATGATGTATCAAGATGAGAATTATAAAAACTTATTAACGGTTGCTCTTGATCCAAATCTTGGTATACAAAATGGTGAGTATGTAGACAAATTACTTGGTTCTCTTAAAGACAATGTTACAGCAAAATTTGCAGACATAGTTAAAAAGTATGCACCAAGTGAATATACTCAAGACATTACTGACGAAGACTATGATCAAATGATTGCTACTGGTAAAATTGAACCTATTAAAGAACAATTACTTGTAGACAAAATTGCTCGTGGTGAAATTGCGCTTGGAGAAAATGAACAAAAACTTGTAAACTCAGAACAGTTTAAAGAGTCTATTGATGCTCAAGTTGCAATAGCAAAACAAAAAATATCTGAAGAAAAAACAGGTACAAAAACATTTAAGGATCCTGATGGTAAATGGGGTGTAGCAACAACTAATGATGAGATTATTACTGAAGGTTATGATACTGAAGCAGAAGCTATTGCAGCATCTGAAGCAATGACAAATACTTCTGAAACTCCTGTTAGTGAAATACCTGAGACAACTCCGGGTCAACAGTACATGGACATGTCTGTAGTTGAGTTACAAGATAATCTTAATAGCATTAATGAGGCGTATGATGAATTAAGTATTCAAGGTACACAACAAGAAATAGATGATTTATTACAAGAAAGAAATTATGTACTTGCTGCATTAAATAAAAAATTAAAAGAAACTCCAGCATCAAATGCTCCTGAACCAGAAATACCTGAAGCAGCTGTTACTACTACACAAGGAATTCCTGATGAAATATCTCAGCCAATAGAATTGCCTGTAACACCTGTTGCGACTGTTGCTCCTGTAACTCCTGCACCGGCTCCTACTCCTAATGTTACGCAATTAACTGAAAGTAATGAAGAAGGTTTTGTAAGTGCTGCAGAAGTTAATTTCTTAAGTTCATTACTTGGAGAAACTCCAGTTGAATCTGCAGCAGAACCTTTTACGGTTACAACAAATGATGCTCAAACATACGATGTTAAAGACACAAGTAACAATGTACTACAAACTGTTGATACTGAAACAAAAGCTGATGAGATTGCAACTTCTGCAAACAACACAAGAAAAGACATTGATTTTGTAAAGAAATTTATGGATGAAGTATTGACAAACATTGAAGACAAAATGGATACTGTAAAGTATACCAGCATGCAATCGCGTGGTGAGAAAGCAATGAAGTTGTACAATAAGAAAAACGGTACTGAGTTTAAAACATTAGAAGAATACGCTGCTACAAAAGAAGGTAGAAAAAGTCTTGAAGGCATTAGAGAATCTGTTATAACAGGTAAAAGAATTAAATACACTTCAAAAAAAGTTACTGTTGCTAAACCTACTGAAGAAGTTCAAACAAGTTTATTTGACACAGTTGAAACACCTAACGTGTTGTCTACTGGTCGTAATATTTTAGAAAGTTTGAACAATGAACTTGCAGATTTTAAATCAATTGTACAAGAAAATTCAAAAGAAATTAGTAAATTTGTAAGTGAGGAACCTATTTCTGAATCCTCAATACTTGAACAATTAAAGAAAGCAGCAGAGTGCTTTAAGTAATTTAAAAAAATCACTTTTTATGAAACAGTGTGAAATAACAACTGGTCAATATGTATCAATTGTAAAGAACCTTATTAAATTAAATCCTGAGATATATAGAAACTTTGATAAAACAGCGGAGTTTATTTTAAAGAGTGGTCTCTCAAACAATGAGAAATCACTTTCTTTATTTTCAATATCAGAGATATACATTGGTTTAAATGATCTTGATAAATCATTTTATCAAGTTGGTAATGCTGTAAAAATTGCAGAAGCAAAAGTGTTACTTTCTGAACCGGATGCGTTTCTATCAGCTGTAAGCAATCTTTACACTATTAAAAAAGCACCTTCATTAAAAGCAGAAGTTATTGAAAAAAAGATAGAGGCACTTTCTAAAAAGAATACAATCACCGGTAATGATTTAACAGGATCAAATGGTGTGCTTACTGCCATAAAAAATTATTTTAACACTCATGAGTTTGCAAGTCTTGAAGAAAGAGCTGAAGTATTAAAAAGTATAACTTCAGAATTAAAAGATGTTATTCGTGAATTAAATACTACTGATTCTCAGAAAGAATTTTTATTAGCAAGAATTGATTCTGTTATAGAATCATTAGATAAAAAATCTGATTTCATATCATTGCGTGATATTGCATCTCTTGCAGAATTAAACAATGTACTTGTTACTTTGAAAAATGGTCAAATGCTTGAGGCAATAGCTAAACCAGAAGGTTTGTTTATTATGACAGAAGATGGTAACGAATTTCAACTTGATGAAATTGATATACTTTCTACAAAAAATGCACGTAACGATGATTACTCTAATAGTAACACTGGTAAACAAGAATTTTTTGAAGACACTATTACATCTAATTTTAAGATCCAACCTGTAGAAAATACTGTTTATCTTAAAGATAAAATTGAAGATAAGCTTAAAAAAATGGACAACCCAGAAGCTGGTGTACGGATAATTGCTGTACAATTAAGTACTGTTGGTGATGAACGTCTAAAGAGAATACAGGGACTTGCTGCAAATCCACAATACAAAGGTCTTGGTAATAGAACATATGAAACATTTGAGAATGAGACTCAAATTAATTATTTAAAATCTACTTCTAAAGGAACAGTTATTACTGTTGCAAGACCACAGAAAGCAGATAGTAAATTTGCGTTGATGGGTGAAATAATTGGAACCGGTGAAAAATTTTACTTGTATCCACTTGACAACTATGTTTTCTTAAATAGTGATAACACTACAGAAAAAATAGACTTTTCAAATCCTGTGCATCTTGCAAAAGTTAAAGAATTATCTATTAAAAGATTATCAGATAAAAGTCAAGATGAATTAACTGAAGATGATTTACTTACAATAAAAAATGCTCATGAAGTATATAAAACATTTAAAGAGCAATTAACAAACAGTATTGAAGATCAATTCTCAGATGATGTAACTTCTATAGATGTTACTAAAGAATTTTTTTCACAATATAACATTGGCACACAAACTTTTGGTAAAGAGACAAGACAAAACTTATCTGAAGTAATTGAGTCTGAACCTAATCTTTCTCGCAAGTTGACAATTGGAACAATTGATAATGCTGGTAATATAATCAAAGAAGAAGAGCGCAATGTTGTATTTGCATTTAGCAAAATCAAAGACAAGTTTGATAAAAAAACTGGAAAATTTCCTGATAAAGATAAATTAAACAAGTTTACTTTAATCAATACTTTAGGTGCTAATGAGCGTATTATTATAAAAGATGAAAACGGTGGAGTTATTGATAAAGTTACACAAGATGCATATTTGACTTCTTATTTCGATCCTAATATAAAACTTACTGATGAGTATATTAAAAACAATATACTTAAAAATCAATATGTTGAAACAACTACAAACATAATTATTCGTTTTAACAACAACCGTACATATGGTTTTAGAGTTGTACGACCTGTATATGTATTATCACAAGAAGAAGGGTTTGCTACATTTATGACAACTTTGGCTGATGTATTAAATTCTCCAAATAAAAAAGCTCTGTTGCAAGATTTTAATAGAAATGTTTACGCTTTTAAAAAGTTTGCATCTAAAAATGATAACTTGGAATTATATGTAAATTTTGCAAGTGACGCTGAAGGATTTTTACAAGTTGAAGTCAGACCTGTAAGTAGTACAGGCAAATACGGTTTCATGGGAGATAAAGAACTTAAATCAGATTTTAATTTTTCTTTTAGACCAATGTTTGCAGCAGATGGTACAACTATTTTATCACCTGAAAAAGACATAAAAACTTTAGCAGCTGCTTTAAGAGGAGGTCCGTTAGTTACAAAAGTAATTAATGAAAACATTATATTTTCAGAATTGGATCTTACAAAACAAAAAGATCTTGCAAAATTCTATTCATTAGTAAATCAATTATCTAAAGAAGAAAATCCATCTGAAAATATAGTTGCTCTTGTAGACGAAATTAAAAAACAACAACAAAAGTTTTCTGAAATAATTATTGAAAGAGTAATTGATAAGCTATTAGTAGTTGGTAAAAAATATGAAGGGTTTACTGAAAACTTTATGAATGATTTTCCAGATCCTAAACATTTAGTTGTAGATGTTAATGAAGAAGGAGCATACATTCCGCGTATTGAATTTGCAAATAATAATAAAACACAAGCAAGACAAAACTACGATAAAAGCCTAAGTAGTTTAGATATTAAAACTATACCTGTAAAAAAACTTGTTATTACTTCTAAATCTCCATCTGCAACTAACATGCCTGTTGCAAACGTAGAACCATTAGAAGTTACAAATCATCCGATTGAAAATATACCAGTAAGTCAACCATTACCATCTGCAGAATACGCAGAAGGAACTACTACAGAACAAATTGACGTAAACGATGATATTCCAGAAATTGATGTGTTTTCTATTTCTGACACTGAGGTGCAAACTGAAACAGAAGCAGAAAGACAAAACTCTGTTCAGTGGTTGCAAGAAAATTTACCACAGTTTGGTATATCAACAGAAGATATTGCAAGCATTGTTGATTTAGCAGCAATTGATGGAACTGTACTTGGTATGTTTAAAGATAGAGTTATCTATTTGAATAATTCTATATTGTCAAAAGGTGTAGTATACCATGAGGCATTTCATGGTGTGTTTAGATATCTAATGTCTCCAGAACAAAGAGCAAAACTTATTGATGCAGTATCATCAAACAAAAAATACAAAAAAGCATTTACACCTGCAGCATTGAAAAAATTTGCAAGTGAAAGAAACTATGTATATGATTATGAGAAAATGTTTCAGTTAAAAGCTGAAGAAATTCTTGCAGATGGTTTCCAAAACTACATGAATAAAAATACAAAACCTCAAGGTCTTGTAGCACAGCTATTCGAAATGCTTAAAAGACTAATTGATATGTTTACTCAAAGAGGTAAACTTGTTGATAGTACATACAAAGACATTCAAAGAGGTTACTATAGTAGCAAGCAAATTCAGTCAAATTTATATGATGGTCAAGTTGCTTATGAAGTAATTGATGGTTTAAAAGTAATTGTAAAAGATAAAACATCTGCAACTGGAGTTAGTCAACAAGCAATGCCATTAAGTGCATCTGATCAAAGTCAGTTAGTAAACATGGTGACAAAATATGTTATTGAAAACACATCAGCACAAACATTTGAAGAAAAGTTTAAAACAGCACAAAGATTAATTCTTGATAAAGTATACAACCTTGATAGATTAATTGAAAAAAATCCAAATACAGAACAGTATCCAAACAGAGTACAAGAACTTATTAAAACAAAAGGTAATCTTATTTCACAATATCGATTTATGTTAGGAGCCAGAGCAACTGGAGAAACAATTTATGATTTAAACAACTCTGGTAATGCTGCATATGACAAAAGAATATTACCAAATAAAATACTGCAGTATGAATCCGATCCGTTAAACAACGATCTTGGACAAGTATCTCTTGAAAAATTAAAAAAACTTGTTAAGAAAAAATCACAAGAGTTATATTCTATATTAGACGGAACTGGTGAAACTCTTGATAAAGGACTTTTATTAAAAGAACTTGCTGGAGAAAATGAGAAAAAATCTCAAGTAGATCAAGACTACGAAGATGGTCAAGAAATATCTGATGACGTAAACATCGATGAAGGATTTGGTGAACACAACAGACTTGATTCAGCGCCAAGACAAATCAGAAGATTTCTTGCTATTATCAATTATGAAAAAGAAGAAGATTTAGGTATAACTTTTCCACGTGTAATTGATGGAGAAAGTATTTATGGTACTTTATTAAAAATCACATCTGATGTATCTGTAGACAACATTATTAATCAGATACAAGTTACTGCTGATGTTTACAGAGAAGATGGTAAATTTAACGATGCTGCAGATTTACAAGCTGTATATAATCAGTTAAAAGATTATACCGGGATGGATGAAAATGGTAATCCATCTTCTAACAGACAATTATATAACATGTTTGTTGACGTACTTCACGGTACTGAAACAGAATATTTTATGATGATTGCCAGATTAAAAACAGGAGTATTTGAAGAAGAAGGTAATAATATTGAAAACTATACATTAGGAGATACTATTGTAAAAATGGATTCAAAAAATAAAAGAAGTAATATGATTGCTTCAATGATTACCACTCATGCTAAAAAAAGAAATGATCCTGAATACTTAGCATCTGTAAACAGATTGATTGAATTATCAAACACAATTATTAATAAAAAGATAATTCTTGGTAGTGCTGCAAAAGCAAATAATGATTTAGAAACTCTTACTTTTGATTTATACAATGCCTTCAAAGGTGTCGGTATTGAATTACCAAAATCATTAATAAGAATGTCAATTTTAGCAATTGATAAAATAGACAATAATAATAATGGATTATCTCAAATAGATAAAAAAACACTTTTACATTATGATGCTAATGCTTCTCTTATTGCTGATAAAGCGTTTTTACAAAAAGATTTGTTCTATGACATAAGAGCAATATACAATACTGTTAAAAATGATTCTATTACTTCAAATGCATTTGGTAAAATGCTTGACGAAAACAATGATAACTTCAAGCGTTTTTTTAGTATTGCTTACAAATTTCAAAAATATATATTAAAATATGACGCTACTGATAGACCAAGTGTTGTAAGAAATGCTGCTGGTAAACCAGTATATCGTTATACAAAATACACACCGCTGATTTCAACTGCTCAAGCTTTTAGAAGAACAGGTTTAGAAAACACATTAAGAAAAGATCCTTATTATAATGATTTCTTAAAAGATTTTTATAAAGATAATCCATTGTTTGCAGACTTGCTTGCCGGTAAAGACACAGCTGATGCAAAAAAAGCACAGCTTTTAATGGACAACATGAGAGTGTCTTTATTTGGAGGAGTGGCTCAGTTTAATAATCAGACATACAAAGATGGTAAAACATTTGGTAAACTTGATAAACAATCATTCCATGTAATGAGTATTTTATCATTTTTGCAAAGAACAACTGTATCATCCACTGAAACAAAATTAGATGAAGATGGGAACCCAGAAGATGTTAGTACATCATTCCAGACATTCTTGCGTACTTTTGACACACTTGAGGCATCTCAGACAAACTTTTTAATTACTTCTATCTACAAACCTTATGCAGATAAAACAGGTCTTTTAAAAGAAGGAAAACATTTAAAAATTGTTGCAGATCTTGAAGGCAAAGTAAAACAAGAATTTAACAGAATTAAAAAAGAATGGAACAGTAGAGTTGATAACAAATCAAACTTTGATTCTGGTAAATCAAATAGAATAATTAACAAGTACAATGGTGTATTAAGTAAAGAAAATGTGACAGAAGCAGACACTGAATCTGAAAACTTAAGAGCATATAACTTTAATTACTTACCATACTTTTTTGCAGCTCCTGAAAATGATACTTTAACACAAACATTAATAGGTTTAGCAAAAGATAAAAATATAAATTTTGAAGACATTGATGAAAGTACTTTAGCAGATTTACGTGAAGGACTAAACAACTATGCTTTACAAGAATTAAACACGTATATAAATACATTAAAAAATTTAGGTGTTGTAAAAGAAAATGAAGAAACAGTAAAAGCTCTTAAAAAAGATCCAGCAACTGGAAAAACTATTACTGATGTTGAAGGAAATCCTATTGTGTTTGAAACAAAACAGCCACCCCTTAGATATTTAACTTCAAGTTTAATTGCAGACAAATTAAAAATTGACAGTAGACCTGATCAAAGTACTACTACAGTATATGCTGGTACAAAACCAAATTATGATGTAAGAGCTGAATTACAATCTCGCAGTGACTTGAACGGATTACTTGCTGATTATTTCTTTAATCAATGGTATAACTCGTTAATGGTTAATGAATTATTCTTAGGTGATAAGGCAATGAATGTTAAAGACGGTATTGATTCTACAAAACGTAATAAAAAATTACTTGCGTCTGGTAGTACAATGAAAGCAGGTAAACATACTGTTACTTATCTTAATACTATTGAAGGATACATAAATGATAAATATCCAGAATATGGACCATTTTATAATCCTCAAGAAGTATTAAATGATATTCAAATTACTGATGATGCTGTGCGTGATTACATTTATAGAAACTTTAAACTTAATCAAAAAGTATTTGATGGTCAAAGTATTTCTACATTGTTTCATCAAGCAGATATGCATGATGCTTTAGGAAGACTTACTCCTGAAATATTAAGTTCTCTTATTGCAAAACAATATCGCGAACTAACTGAAGAAGAAGTTCGAAACATGGAGAAAAACAAAGTAGTAAATAATCCTAAGAAAACTGTTACTGCTTCTCGTAATGTATATCATAAACAATCAGAAGCGTATATTGATAGAAATGACGTGAGTAGATTGATTGTGCCGGAAGGTAAAACTCGTGATCAAGTGTATGACGATTTACATTCTAAATACATGTACATATATAGTTTACGTAATCAAATACAAGAGTCACACAAAATTAATGATACAGGAGAATTTGATACTACTATTGAAGATTTAGAAAAAAGTATTCAAGACACATATGTAAAAATTCATGCATATTATGTGCCACTTCCTAATAGAGTAAAACTTCACAAGATTTTAAACTCTATGGAGTATCACAATATAGATCAGTTAATGGATACTGAAGCATCTAAAAATGCTACAAAACTTCCTGTTGATTTCTTTGGACATGAAGCTGAAGAATATCTTCCATTAAATTTGTCATCATTAAGAGTAAACAATGAAGATAAATATCTTCAGGTTGAAACTTCTGGCGTACACGACACAGCACGTTTTTCTGTACAAGGTAAAATATTATTACCTGCAGATTTAAAATACATTGAACAACTTGCAGAAAAGCGTCACGCTGAAGACGGAACGGTAATGTCTTCTTCTGAAAGAAAAGCAATGAACCAATTAGGTGATGTTCTTCTTAAATATCAAGAGTCACTTTATGATATTGCTGATTCTAATCTGCAGTCATTAAAACACTTTATGCGTAAAGGTGAAGACTTTGATTTAGGAAAAGTATTTGATTTGATTAGAGAAAATCTTGAAACACAGAATGCACCGGCATCAGTATTAAAACTATTTGATGTAGATGCTTCTGGTAAACCTGTTCATAGTCCTAACCTTCCAGGTATTAGATCTATGTTAGAATACTATTTCTTTTCGCTTTACAGTAAACATGTAACTGATGAAAAAGGTTCTGGATTTAAAAATATTCACGTTTCTTCATTTGGACTTGACGTATTAGAAAATGAAGATGGAGAAGTTGTTACAACTGAAGATTACAAAAACAATCCAGAAAGATATCCTAATGTAAAAAGTAGACCATTAGGTGTACGTATTGAAGCTAAATATGATTCTAATGGAGAATTAATTAGTAAAAAATACTTTGTTGAATGTATTTTACCAAAGCAGTTTTTTAGAAGTCAGCAGCAAGAAGATTTCTTTATGGAAAATCTTAGAGAAATGTTTGCTCTTCGTATTCCAACTGAAGATAAGCGTTCAATGATTGTACTTAAAGTAGTAGACTACGTGGATAGTTCTAACATGAACACTATTGTCGTACCACAATTTATACACTTACTTGCAGGATCTGACTTTGACGTTGACTCGTTATATGGTCAAACATATGCGCATTATATAAATGCGGCAGGTGATTATGCAAAATATGGTAATTATGATGTTTACAAATCTCCTGCACAAGGTAAATTTATAGAGTACATTCATTACATGGCTAATGATGAAAACTTTAAAAAATTAATCAAAGCAAAAAGAAAAGAAATTTTAGAATCTAAAGAGCTTGTTATAACTGCAAATGCACTTGAGGTAATGTACGGAATGGGTTATACTCAGGAAGATTATATCAAAGCGTTAACTGCAGGTGTAATTGATGATCTTGAAAGTTACGAATCAGATTTAGAAGAAGATATTGTAGACATTAAATCAGAAAAAGAAGTAAGTAGACAAGCATTTGTTCAAGCAAAACGTGATACTGAAAATGATTCTAATGACTATGTTGCAAAAGCAAATCGTAGAAAATTTGGTAAAGAACATTTTGATTTGAAAAATGAACTTGACGAAACATATCAGGAACGTAATAAAGTACGTGCAGAAAAACGAAGATTGTTAACACTTGTAGATGGAGCTGTAAGAATTGAAGCAGCATTACAAGTTTTTGAAAAATATGGTTTACCAGTTGATCAAGCAAACTTTGATAGTAACATTGTGAATCATTTGTCTGTATTACCTATACACCAAAATAATAACTTGGATGCAAAGATTAATATTCTTTCTAATGAGGCAGTGTTTAAAAACTTGTACATACACGCTAAATCTTCTACAGAATACTTCGAAAGTATTGTAGAAGGCTACGGTAGGGATCTTGAAAATTTTGGACCTAAGTCTGATCCAAATACTATTACATCTATTATTGAGTCTAAATATTTAGGTTCTGCTTATAAAGATATGATTGGTATTGCAGCGTCATTACAAAAATTCTTAGCACTTGCAAGTCAATATGAATTAGAACTAAATTCTAACAATGTTGTTTGGAAATTTTTTAGCAACGATTTGCAAGCAGATGGTACTACTAAAATAACTGAAAACAATCTTTTTAAATTTGGTGCAATAAACAAAAATGGTCAGCGTGTAATTGAACTTAATGGTATTGTATTAGGTATTGCTGCAGACGGTATGAAAAAACCTATTCCTGCTGCATTAGAAATGAATGAAATAAATACTGGTGTTACTCTTGCGATGATTGGAATCGGATTAGATCCTGCATTTGCATTTGGATTTAACTTTATTCCTGAAATAAGAAATGCTATAAATGAAGTTCAAGCATCTCGTTTTGCAATTAGTGAATCAATTTCGACAGAGTATTTGTTTTTAAATGACAGGATTGGAAAACAAATTGAAAAATTTGTAAAAACCAATGGTGATAGAAAATTGTTAAATGAACTAATTGATGCAGGTCTAATTGCACCAGATTCATATGCTGTTAATGTTAAAATTAACAAAGACAACTTAATGATTGATTTTAAACAAACTCCACTTGATGAATACAGATTAGAGAACAATGTTCTTACTACTGAAGACATTGGATATGAAGTATCAGCTTATGTTGGAGGTGTTAAAACAGCACTATCAAATGAAGCACAAAAATTGATTTTGTTACAATTATACAAAGAACAATCACAACAAGCATGGAAGATACGAAATGCAGGTGCAATAGTTGATTTGTATAAAAAACTTAATCCGACTTTTGTATCTTTTGACAAATTGTATAAAAACATTAATCAGTTACGTGATGGTGAATCTATATTTACAGTAGAATCCAGCGATAAATTATTTAATGGAAAACAAGTGTGGGTTCCACTTACTGAATCAATGGATGATTTAAAAGAGCAATCTTCTAAAATATTCTTAGAAAGAACGTCTTTCTTCCAACCAATTAAAAACTTGTTTGATACTGTGTTTACAGATCCATCTAACATTGCCAAAATTATGACAAGTTTTGTTGCTTTGCGTAAATATCAACTAAGTCTTCCTGGAAGCAGAAAAAGTACTAACGCCTCGATGCAAGCAAACTTTGACGCAGATGACAGAAACTTGATTGAAACATTTACTGCAGATTACTGGTTTAAAAATTCTTTAGATAAAGAACTTGATGCAATGAAGGATCTGTATCCTGATAATAAGTTCTTACAATACTTAAAAGTATCCAACAATACAGCAACAGTATTTACTACAACCAATCAACCTGTTCAAGAAAAGACTTTGGAAATGGTAAATAAAGCAAAAATTGCTGGTGAATTAGCTGATAGTATTTCGAATGATGCGTATGTATTGTATAAAAAAGAAAACTTGTTTATGAAAAAACTATTTTATCATGAACTTGCAAGAACAGGGTTGCAATATAAATCTGGATCTTTTTTACAATATCTACCTGCTGAATTACAGATACCATTGTCTAAAAACATAGAAGACTTTATTAAAGCAATTGAGAGTACTCAAGGTAATAAAAAAGAATTAATTGATGCAATTAAATCATTTATTGGCGATGAGTCAACAACTACTCAAGAACAAGTGTACAAGTTATTTGATGATTTGTTTGTTTTAATGGCGCATGGTGCATCAAAAGAAGTTAGTAATAAGAAAATCAAAGGTGTTAAAAATATTTCATACAATGAGTCTGCAGATTATGCATCTAAATTTATGAAAAACATTAATTTCCAAACAACAGATGCAAAAGAAAGAATTGACATTGCAAATAAAATTGTTGGAAATATTTTAGGATTAGTTGTTACTGCAGATAAAAAAGGATTTTTACTTACTGATAGACTTACTTCTGGTAAACTTGAAGAAATTGTTATTAACATGAAAGGTGCTGATAGCATTCCTGAAGCAACTTCTCAAGCAGTAATGGCTGTAGGTGAAAAGTTAAACATCTTCAAAGATAAAGATGATAAAAATAAGTTTAAGTTTCCAGTTATGTTAAAACTTGGATCCACTACTTATTTGTTACAAGGTGTTGATGAAGAAATAGGTAATAAGAGTTTTGGTAAATCTATTATCAATTCTATTGCAGGTGTAGGTGAATATAGAACTACAGGTAACGCTGCAAAATATGTTGCATTACCAATGGAACTTACAACTAATACACTTAGTCCAATTGGATTTAGTATTGAACAATCTAAACGATACATGAGTCTTATAAATAAAAAAGCAAAAGTTGACATGTCAGAATTTGATCTTGCAGAAGCAATGTCTGAAGGTTTAACTGCAGACATGTTTGAAGACTATTCTATTAAACCGGAAACATCTGCACCACTTACTCAATTAGAACTTGATATTCAAAATATTAATGTTACCTTTGATGTAGTAAAGCACTTCTACGAGCAAAGCGGTAAACGTCAATCTTTAGAAGCGTATTCTAAAACTTTTGCAGACATGGCTGTACAGTTAAAATCTACAGGATTATCTAACCAAGAAATTATTGAAAAACTTAAATGTTTATAAGACATGACAAATTGTATTAACATAAATGATCCATTGTTTAAAGAACTTGTTGCAGCATTTGGAGGCAATGAGGCATTAGCAAGAACCGCTGTTGCATTAAATAAAGATATTATTCCTTCTGTTGATGAAGCAAAAAGTTTAATTGCAGGTATGAAAGTGGAAGAAAATGATGAACGACATGTTCGTCACTCTGATGAATTCAAATTAGAAAGAACTAAAGATCAAGCAGTTACACTTACAAATCTTAGTTTATTTGCAAACAATGCTCAAAGAGAAGCAATTTCAAAACTGTTACAAAACAATAGAGAGTATCAAGAATTTCTTGAAAAAAACATTGAGCTAAGAAAAGATGGTAGAAACACTTTACCTTCTTACTCTGTTACTTCATTTATTGGATCTTCAGATTTTGCAGGAGATCCTGCTAAGTATGAAGCATTCAAACTGTTTGGTACATTTATGCACGACGTGTTAGAAAAAGCACAGATTGAAGCGTTAAAAACAAACAAGGTTATTGACCAAGTCTTGACTCCAGAATTTTTTGACAAGGTGTATGAAAAGTATTTAGAAAAGAATCCATTTTACATAGAAGAACTTACAAAAGAAAAAATATTTGACATGGCAGATCGTGTTGCAAAACATGTCGCTGTTAACAAAGATGAAGGATATCTTATCTTACCAGAGATTACTCTTGCTGGTAAAGATATTGCAGGTAACTATATTGTTGGTCGTCTGGATTTACTTTTGATTAGCAATACCGGTAAAGTAAAAGTGTTTGACTTTAAGACAAAAAAGGTTCATAACATGGTTACTACTGGTCCGTTTGGTGTTGAAATTGACAAAGACAGAGCATTTGTCAATCTTGCCACAACTTCATATCAGGTTAATGACAAACCAGGTATGGCTGATAAATTAAAACAAGCAAACTTACTTAGAACAGCATACGACAACTGGACACTGCAATTAAAAGCATATGAAAATATGCTTGGTCAAATTGGTCTTGTTACTGAAGAAAGTAAGATTGTTGCTTTACTATATCAAACAGATGCAAACAATAAATTCTTAGGTGATGCATTACATATATTTCAAGGTAATAACTACTTTGATTATGCAACATACGCTCAAACAATCAATGAGTATGGTGATTGGATAAAAGATCCACTACGAACTGCACAAAGATTAAAAGAATATCGTGATGCAATAGATGCAGAAATCCCTGTTGGTAACAAAGCTATTGAGGATGAACTTGAAAAGAACTTTCAAACATTAGAGTTTACTCCAACTGAAGCAGAAAACAAAAGAGTAATGAAAGCATTAAAAGAGGCATATAAACAACAGAGTGAAGAAATCTTTGATAGAATAAATGAATTAGACGCTCAAGGTAAAAACTCGACTCCATTGCGTGAACTACTTGCAGTTAGAAGAGCCACCTTAGCAACATTTAATACTTATACTGAAAAGGTAGATGCAACAGATGCTGCATATGAAATTAACTTTTTTAATATTCTTGCTGCTACAGAAGACGATCTTAAAAAGTTATCTGATTTGTCAAAAGAAGCAATCAAGTCTTTTAGAACTGGAACACTTGATTTTTTTAGTTCAGATACAACACAAATTCATCAAGCATTTATACGTTCAAAAGGACTAAACGATATTATTGAAACTCTTGAGTCTATTGTAAACAAAGCTGCAGAAGATCCTAATAATAATATTTCTCCAAGCAGTCCTGTAATGCAAAAATTAAATCAATTACGTCAACATAACATGACAATTGAAGCAAATTTTAGAGAAGCATTTTTACTAAACGGTGTTAAAATATTAATGACACCTGGTGAAGCAGTGTTTTCTTCTATTAATGCTCAAACACGTCAGGCACTTGAACCAAAGATTGCTAAATTAGAAAAAGAAATTGAAGACATGAAAGCTGGTAAAGCAGCAAATCTTTTTAAACAACTGCAAGGAAGTTTAATATCTTTAGTATCTGTTGAGTTTAGAAAAAAAGTTGCTAATAGTTCTCCTGATGCTAAAGATATTTTGGACAATGTACAACGTAAAGAACTTGAGTTATTACGTTTACGCGCATACGTTACTACAGGAGTTGAATATGATATTGAGGCGTTAAAAAAATACATCAATGCTGTTACAGATCCAAACTCTCAAGTTTATATTGGAGCACAAGATACTTTTAATAGTACATCATTGTTTTCCGGATTGTTATTAGATAAAGGTATCGCTTCTGCATCTAATAGTGATCTTGCAATATCAGCAATGACTCAAATGTATAAAAATGGACAAGCAAAAGCTGTATACAATATGCAAAATGATTTTGCAATAATGCAGTTTGACAGAGACAGAGATAATTTATTAAAACGATTTACTGTTGAACAATTAAATGATGAAATGTCTGAATGGAGAGAATACAAAGTATTTAATAAGGATAAAGGTGAGTATGAAACTGCAAGAAGTTTAAATTTTGTAAAACCATATAGTCAAGAATACGAAAACACATTCAAAGAATACAACTCAAAACTAAAAGAATTTAATCAAGAAATTCGAAACTTGACAAGTGAAGTTAATTCTAAACAGAATGGTACTCAAGAATATGAAGATGCTAAAACAGCATTGTTTGAAAAAAAGAAAGAAAAAGAAAATTTTAATACTGAAAGAATTAAATGGTTAATTGATAATACATCATTACCATTTAATGAATCATTCTACAAATTACAAGCATTAATGCCTGAAGAAATCAGAAATGAACTTCAGGAAAAATATTTTGAGATACAGCAAATAACATTTCAGGTAGGTGAAGGAAACGAAGTGTTACTTGAGGATTATGACTTTGATAGATTGAAAGAACTTGAAGATGACATCAGAGTTCTGAGAGAAAAGGCAAAGAAGATGAATCCTGATTATGCTGCGTACATGGAAGAGTTTAATAATTTATTTGAGTTTGATACAAACTTTGCATTCTACGAAAGAAGAAAAGCAAATGCAATTGCAAAGTATCAAGAACATCCTGAATTACTTAAAAAATGGTATGCTGATAACACAGTAACAAGACCGACATCACAATGGTATGATGAGCTTTCTGCATTATATGAAGCTCGTGCAGAAATATTTGGTTCTGATCCTGCAGTATCTGATTTGATTAAACAGCGTTCTGAGATACTAAAACCACACAAGGTTGCTGGTATACTTCAGTCACAGTTTGTTACTGAAGAAGAAGCAGATCAAATTGCTGATATAGAAGCACAACTTGAGTCTATATTTGAAGGCAAGACACTTGATATGAGTAAATTTACTCCTGAAGAAAAACAAAGATCTACTCAAATTAAAGAACAAATAAACAGAATTGCTTCACTGCAGTTAAGTAAATCTTACATAAACAGTCGTGATGCTAAAATCAAAGCATTAAATAGTTCAAAAAAACTATTAATTAAAGCACAACTTGATTTAGAAAAAGCAGAGGCAAGTAAAGACGCAGCTGCAATTGATAATGCTACAAAAGATGTTATATTTTATGAAGGTCAATTTGACATTGAAGAAAAGAAATTTGAAAAATGGTACAATCAATTTCACCAACAACCATATCAAAGTATATTAGACAGTGAAGAAGATATTTACAAACGAACAATAGCAAAATCTTTTAATTACCAAAGACTTCCTGCTCCAGGCGTTGCTGCAGAATATACTGAAACTGTACCACATCCTAAGTATAAAATCAAAAAATTAAAAGAGTCGTCGTATAATCCAGACTTTTTAAAATCACCAGATGGAATTCCAATGCCAAAAGGTATTTATCAAGATTCTGACAAATCTTATCAAGTAGACAGGTCTACATATAAAGTAGAAAACATCAATTCAAAATACTTGAACATGATGAATGATCCTGAACTATTTAATTTTTACAAAAAATTAACTACCATGTTTTTTGATTTACAAGTAAAAACTGATGGTAAAAAAATTGGATACCAAGTTCCTGGATTTGCTTCAACCACAATGCAAAACTTCTCAAGAGAAGGAATTATTGAAGGTTCAAAAAACAGATGGGAACAATACATTGATAAAGCATGGAAAACACGTAGTGTACAAGACACAGTGTCAAATACTTTTGGTGATAATGGAGGTAGAATTCGTTTAAGATTTAACGATCAACTTCCTGAAAACATGCAATCAAAAGATGCAGTTGGTTGTTTAATGAAATGGACAACAGAAGCAAACTATAATATTGCAATGCAAGAAGTTGCACCGGTTGCTGATATTTTTATTTCTGGTATTGAATTACTTTCTGAGGATTTGAAAAAACAAACTCAAAACAAAGCAGTTCTTAAAGATGATGAAGGTAGACCAATTGATATGAATAAACGTCTTGCAGAACTTGAAAATGTAATTTCAATTCTTAAATTTGAAAGAAGAAAGTTTATTAATGCACAAGATCAATCACTTACATATCTTAACAAAAAACTTACAAAGATTGTAAATAACGTAATGTCATACACCAGTTTTATTAGAATTGGATTTGATGTTGTCAACCAAACTAAAAACTACGTGTCTGGTAATGTACAAGCATTTATTGCAGCAGGAGGATTAGAAAGTGATCACTATAGTAGAGAAGACTATATGTGGGCAAAAGGTCAAGTGTATGGTCTTGGTGAAAACGGTTTTATCAAAAACTATTTTGGTGACTGGGGTAGAGTTAGTGACATTAGTAAATCTACTATGTTGTACAGACTATTTAACCCAATGCAAAAGGATTATATAAAATATGTCGATGAAGTAACTGGTTCAAGAGGTAGAAGAATTTTATCTAAAGCAATGAATGTTCAAGAACTTGGATATTTATTTCAAGATAAAGGTGATACAGAAATTGGTGTTACAGTAATGTACGCAATTTTAAATCGTTACAAATTTAAAACTTTTGACATTGATCCGGTTACAGGAGATAAAGTGTACAGAAAAGATGCTGAAGGTAATGATGTAGTTATACCAGCTCACGAGGTCTATTTTAAAGATGCTGATGGTTCCATATCAAAACGCAATGATGTAGAATATACACAACAAGATGAAAACAGATTAAGAAATACTATTTATTCTGAAATGCGTAGAGCACAAGGTAACTATGCTAAAGCAGATCAAACTGCTTTTGAAGAAAATGTAGTAGGTAAACTTGTATTCTTCTTTAGAAAATATGTAATACCTCAGATGTTAAATAGATTTGGATATCTTAGACCAAACTATGAATCTGGAGAAGTTGCTGTTGGATACTGGAGAGCATTTGTAACAGCATATCGCTATTATGGACCAAAAGAAATTGCTAAACATGTATTGTTTGGTAGCAAAAATCTTTTGAGAGATAATAAAACAAAAGTAAATGGTTTTTATGCGTCTAAAATTCAGCATGCAAAAAGAGATGCGTTGACAATGGCTCTCTTTACAGTTTTAAGTATGATGGCTCTTTCATACGTTAGGAAAAAAGACGATGATGATGAAGAATTATCATTCTTGGAAGGTAACGCAATTAGAGTTCTTTGGGGTGTACATGGTGAAACCAACTCGATGTTTCCAATTGGAGGTGGTTCTAAAGAATACGTTAAGAATTTTACAACATTTACTGCATACACACGTGAATTTAACGCGCTGATGGCAACAAGTAGTCATGGATTTAATCTTTTACTATCATATATTTTTAATGGTGGTGAAGAACCTAATGAAGATGATAGTCAATGGAAACATGAAATCTGGAAAGATTCTCACTATATGAGAAAAGCTGGTGGTTATGAGAAAGGTGATGCAAAATTGATGAAAGATTTCTTCGATCTAACTGGTATTAAAAACTTTAGAGATATTGCAGATCCAAATTGGCGTATTGATATTATGAAACGTAACCAATAATTCGTATATTATAGTATAACTTACTATTTATATTATGAAGCATCTTGTACCAATACATGTAGCGAATTACGTTGGATCCCCAGGTTCTGTGCAACCAGGATTCAAAAAATTCTATCTTAAAAATGGATATTTTAAGTTATATGATGGTGCAAATGAAAACGATGTAGTACTTGATAGACCTCTTGATGGATTTGTACCAATTCCTGGTACAATTACTGCTGCAGATTCAGTGCTTACAGCATTAGAAAAATTACAAAATGCAATTTCTTCTTTTGGTGGTATTACAGGTTCTGGTACACCAAATCGTGTATCTAAATTTTTTACACCAACAACTATTGGCGATTCACTTATAGAAGACAATGGTACTTCGGTAATAGTTAATAGACCGATCAGTTTTGCAACACCTTTTAGATTTGACGTAAACGGTACAATTTATTGTGACTATGGTGCAAGTAATGTTGCAAATGTACCTTCTACCTTATATGTCAATATGCCATTTTATAATTTACCTGGAGGAACTCCAGATGCAGTAATTGTAAGAATAAATGGTAAAGCAGCACCTGCAAATGGTATAATGACTGGATACAATGTTGCTGTTTCTGGTCCAGAAAATATTGGTTTTTATGGTGACTTTGATGACACCTCTGCACTTTCAGATGGTATAAGATTAAATAGTAGACCACTGCATACTGGTGATTTTATAAATTTTATCAAGTACACAGGTGTTATTGGAAATAGTGTATTTCGTGTTAATAATACAGGAGATACTATAACTAATAAAATACTTGTTGGAACTGCAATTGATCCAGGACTTTCTATAAAAGCTGCCATAACAAATGGAAATATTGCAATAGATAATAATAGACATTTCATAAGTTATAGACCGGATGGTTTACCATTATCAGTTTTTAAAATAAATACTTCTAATCAATTAGAATTTAACCCATTATTTGGACAATCTTTAACAGCATATCTTTTTACAATTAATGGTGCTGAGCGAATGCGTATTACTCAAGCAGGTGATGTTGGGATGGGAACAAATAGTCCTTCTCAAAAATTACATGTCAGTGGTAATGCAAGAATTACTGGTGCAGTATATGATTCAGCAAATTCACCAGGTACAGCAGGTCAAATTTTATCTTCAACTTTAACTGGTACTGCTTGGATTACTTCTGGTGTAACATCAGTAAGTGCTACAAGTCCTATAACATCTTCAGGAGGAACAACGCCTGTTATATCTACATCTATGGCTACTAATAAACTTATTGGTAGAAGCACAGCAGGTACAGGTGTAATGGAAGAAATAACTATTGGCACAGGATTAACTTTATCAGGAGGAACATTAAATGCAAGTGCAACAGGTGGCGGAATACCTCACGCAACAGCATCCGGAACTGACACATATACTGCTACAATTACAGGAGTTACTGCTTATAATGATGCTGATGCCTACTTGATTAGATTTACAAATGGAAATACTACGAGTGCAACACTAAATATAAATTCACTTGGCGCAATACCTTTATATAGAAATAATGATGGTGTTTTAATCGGTGGTGATATTATTAATGGAGGCGAAATGCTTTGTGTGTATAATTCAACAACAAGTAGGTTTCAAGTTATTGGAACTGCTCCAAATAGTTTATTGTCTTATGTTACGAATGATGATTCCGTTACTCTAACTAAAGGAATGCCTGTTTATGCTTTTAGCGGAACAGGAGACAGAATGACTGTAAAAAGAGCAAATAATACAAGTGATGCGACATCTGCTCAAACAGTTGGATTAGTATTGTCTACATCTATTGGTGTTAATCAAAAGGGGTTGATAATGATGCAAGGATTGTTGGATGGATTAAGTATTTTACCTACATCAACTTGGAATGATGGGGATCCTGTATATCTTGGTGCAACAGCAGGAACAATTACAAATGTTAAACCTTATGCACCTAATCATTTAGTTTATTTAGGTGTTGTAACAACAGCTTCAAATGGAAGTGCGGGTAGAATGTATGTAAGGGTGCAAAATGGGTATGAGTTACAAGAGCTTCATAATGTGGACTTGATAAGTAATACTCCAAATAATGGTGATTCATTATTGTACAATAAAACTACTACACTTTGGGAAAATAGATCAGAAGAATTTAGACTACGACAAGTATCAAGAGTTCTTAGTTCAGATTTTATTGGTTTGGCAACTCAAGCTATTCAACCTTTTTCATCTGGTACGTATCTTTCAGGATCAATTACAGTAGCGCCTTATTTTAATGGAACAAATCCGGGGATGTTGAGAATTTCATCATCAGCAACAGCAAGCAGTGGTGGTTTTTTTACTACAAACTCGCTATCAATTGGTAATATATTTCCAACAATTGGAATGCAAATGGATTTAGTTTTTAGAACACCAAATACTATAATTGGAATAGGTTCTACAATTAGAGCAGGTTTTATGGTTGCTACAAATACTGTTACAGATGCCTCACAAGGTTTTTATATGGAAATTGTTGATAATCAATTATATGGAAAAACAGCAAATGCATCAGTAAGAAGTCAAACAGGAACTTTTTTTCCTATATCAAATGGTGGAATATGGTTTCACATGAGAGTTTTGTATAAGGCGACAAATTTAATAGAATACAGTTTATACAACATGGCTGGTGCATTGTTATGGAGTGACACATTAACAACAAATATACCAACAGCACTTTTAACTGGTAGTGCGTTAGCTTTTTCATCAGTATCAATAACTGTACCAACAGAAATGATAACTGTTGATTATCTTGGATTTACCATAATAGCATCGACAAGAGGTGCGTTAAATTAAAAATTAAATATTATGATACTTACAAAATACAGAATGATAGTAGGAGAAGGGTATGTAGAAACTCTTGATCTTTTAGAAGCAGAAGCTCATGGTGACTACGTCATTATCACTGAAGAAATAATTGAAAATAACGAACAAATAATTGAAGAATAATGGCAAAAGCAAAAACAACACAAACAGGTACGTTTCAAGCGCGACCAAAAGTAAAAAGACCAGGTGTTCATAGTAAAACTAAAACATCTGTTTTAAAATCCTCAAAGAATTACAAGAAATTGTACAGAGGACAAGGAAAGTAAAAGAATAAAGGGGGTGTTTAAACCCCCTTATCTTTTTAATCACCAAAGTATTTGTAATTGTCAGAAACCTGATCAAGATTACCTTCTACTATATTGTAACACATGGTCCCAAGTGTAGAAGTTGTATTTTTATTCTTGTCATCTTTCCGGATAAAATACTTTGAAGTCTGCATATACTGATAATCTGACGTTTCATCAAACGGTTTCACATATTCTGCAGTTGCTTTAAACACCATATCCCAATCATAATCAGGATACTCACCAAAGAACCATTTGAATTTATCATATAGTTCTTTTGGATTAGTTCTAAAACTTACTGATGATCCTTCTTTTTTACCTTTAGGAAACAAATTATTATATGCAATAATTTTTTCCTGCCAGTCTTCAAATGGAACTTCATTCTTTTTAATTCTTTTGTTTCGAATCAAAATATCTTCAGACTCTTTTAACAAGTGAAGACCTTTAGTTGTAATTACATAAGATGAACCAAACTCGTTTTCCTTTTTAGCAACAAAACCATGCATTTCTAATCTGTATAGTTCTGTTAAAGTATTCACATAATTTTGGTAACTATAACTCTTATGTAAACAGTGTAGCACAAACAACCCATTTGGAGTTGTTTCATTTTTTACGAGATGATCATAAAAGTCTTTCATGTTTAAATAATTTACTTGTGATGAAGAGAGTGTATACCCAACACTCTCTTCCTAAATATGTATGCATTATACTTCGCATCCTGCTCCTCCACAAGCAACTGATTCTCCAAAGTTTGTAGTATCAGCTACTTCAATTACTTTAGATAAATCAACGTCTTTTAGAGTAAGCATCATTTGTTCGTATTGTTCCTTGGTACAATCTTCAAATGGAGTTTGCTTATATGTACCACCATCATAAGGAAGTACAGACAATCCATTGTAGTATTCTTTGTTTGCCCACATCCATTCACCAACAATTTTCCATTCTCCAGGTCTAACAGAAACTGTACAAGATACATTGTGTGTATTTTGTCCTTTAAAGTGTCCAGGTTTTACCCAGTCTTTGGAAATTGTTTTTACTCTTTCAAGTAAATCTAATGTAGACTCGTGACGTGTAATTGCTCCTTCAGGTGCTTTTTGTGGAACAGAAATAACAGATTGTGAATTAGGATTAAAATATTCATCCTCAAGAAGTTCAGGATGATTAATTGCAAGATAGGTGTAGATAGCTTCGTTTTTACCTAAACGCATGCGACGAATATAATAATCATTGTGCCATGCATGAATACCAGAAGACGTACCTAATACAAGAGAAGTAGTACCAGCAGGTTTAACTGCAGTGGTTCTTGCAGCAACATTGATTCCAATTTTTTCAGCAATTGTCTTATTCATTGCAACTACATGTGTTGTAGCTTCAACATAGTTCAATTCCATATTAGATTTGGAAGCAATTCCTGTCATTGATACACCAAGTAATGCATCTTTTTCAGTGTTTTTTCTCCAGATATCACGTAAATAATGAAAATCTGTGTAAGATGCTTGCAAGGTTGCAAGAAATGATGCAGCACGTGCGCGACTATTCAAATCATCTTGATTAGTAATTTCACCCATATTTATTTCTACAAGGTTACAGAACTGATATGGTCGTAGTGCAATCTCACAACATGGATTAGTACCCCAGTCTTTATCATTAGTAAGATATATTCCAGGTTCCCCGGATCCAGATGCCTCGATTCTTTCCCATACCATATCAAATGTCTTCTTATCAATCATGTGACGTTGCAATACAACTGAGTTATTTGCTCTACCACGCTGTGGATTATTTTCCCACCAGTTACCAGCTTTACAATTTAGCATTTGCATACTATGTAAATCAAACAAACTGATCATTGCAGCTCTACGGATACCACCTGCAAGTACAGCATCTGCAATATGACACTGAATATCGTGACACTCGATGTCTGTAAGTTTTGAACCATCTTCTTTTTCACGAAGTATTGCTTCAATTTTTACTAACGCGATACGTAATGGTTCTGGTCCTGGAGCTTTACCACCTGCAGTAATTAATAAAGCACCTTTTGGTCTAATGTCTGACAAATCAAATTCAATATGAGATGTAACTCCTCCTGTATATGATTTGAACAAAGTTTTAACAGCATCACCCCATCCAATAATACTATCTTGAACAACATATCTTTTCTTTCTATTGTAATTAGGTTTTCTAATTTCAGGAAGTTTTTCAATATGATGTCCTTGTACAGAGTATCCTACTCCGGTTCCACCAAGTAATAAAAACATAGTCTCAGAAAAACTATGAATGCTGTCAACAGGTAAAAATGCACAGTTGTATATACGAGCATTGTTTAACTCAATTGCTCTACCACCAAACTGCAACGAACGCATTGATGGTAAAATCTTTTTGGTGTATACGAATTCATCGTATACGTTTTTAATTTCCACAGCCAGTTCAGGAAATTTACGAAGATGCATGTCACGATTGCGTGTTACCAGCTCTTGCCAGGATTCTCTACGTTCCTGTTCTGGTAAAAACTTAGCATACTTTGTATGCACAGTTATTTCGCTCAAAATTTGCTTGTCTAATTGCATAATGAGATTGGGTTTAAAGTGTTATTTATTAAGTGAATTGTGTTAAGATTTTCATTTTTTGCAGAAAATAGCTGATTTTTCTAATTTTTTCAGTCTCACTACTTCAAGATAAGGATAAAAAACAGCTTTTCAAAGCGAGAATGCAAATATCAAAATAAAAAATCAAATAGTAAATGAATTATATGGATATTTTTAAAGTTTTTAGTATATTAATAATGACGACACATACCAAGTATTATTATATATTAAATTTTTCATGAAAACGTACCTATTAAATGCATTAGCAGGACTGTTACTTTTCTTTTCACCAATCACAGGATTGGTTATTACTGTTGGGTTAATTGTTTTATTAGACACATTCACAGGAATATTTAGATCAGTAAAATTAAGAGGTTGGAGTTCTATTAGAAGTAGAATATTGTCTAACATTATTAGTAAAATGTTGTTGTATGAGATATGTATTGTCTTACTTTTTCCAATAGATGAGTTTTTGTTAAATGATTTACTTATTCGTCTTATTTCAGTGCAATATTTTGCTACTAAACTTGTTTGCATTGTAATAATTCTTATTGAAGGAACTTCAATTAAAGAAAATATAGAAGAGGCTCTTAATATAAAAATATGGAAGATTATTAAAAACGCCATACGAAGAGCAAGAGAAGTAAAAGAAGACGTTGATATAACAAACCCGCAAGAATGAAAAATATAAAACCATACTTTAATTATATATTAATAGGACTTCTTGTCCTAATAATTTTTCTACAAAGATCTTGTTCAGGAGATAAAGTAGTTGTTGCTGATCCTAAAGTAGAGATAAAATACGATACAGTTTACAAGCATGTGCATGATACTGTACAAAATACTGTATATCATACAATACATGATACTGTAAAACCAGATGCGCCAGAATACACTTCAGGTGAGCATATAGACACCTGCAGAGCAAGATTTAACTATTTACTTAAACAACACATTGCTCGAAGAGTTTATCAAGATACTTTAAAACTTGACAGTCTTGGAACTATTGTTGTAATTGATACTGTTTGGTTAAACAAACTTGGTAAAAGAACCAAAATATACGATTACAAAATACCTTTTGTGACAAAAACGGTAACTATAACTAAAGAAAAAGAACCTGTACGTCAATTATACATAGGAGGAAATATCTTTGGTGATAAAAATGCTGTTCAATTATTAACTCCAGGCGTATTATACAAAACCAAAAAAGACCAAATATACCAAGCAAATATTGGAATAAACTTTGACGGTACATTTACTTATGGTGTTGGAGCATACTGGAAAATTTCATTTAAAAAATAATAACCAATGGTAACAAGTGCACAATGTTTAAAAAAATATGGTGATCCTACATTAGAACGCAACATGATTCTATGGGATGTACCAACAGAATTAGAAATAGGTGTTATACCTAAAAGATTGTATTGTAACAAAGATTTAGTTGCGCCTCTCACGCAAGCATTTAAAAATCTTATTGCAACAGGTTTTGTAAAAGAACTAAAAACATGGGATGGATGTTTTAATATCAGAAAGAAAAGAGGTTTAACAAGCATGTCATTACACTCATGGGCAATTGCTATTGATGTTAATGCTGCATGGAATGGTCTTGGTAAAACACCAGTGTTATCTGCAGGATTTGTAAAATGTTTTACAGATGCAGGATTTGATTGGGGAGGTACGTGGACACGTAAGGATGGAATGCATTTCCAACTTGCGAAGATTTAGTAAACAACTGTTCTTTATAGTTAGTTGATTTCTTCTCTCTTCTGTTGAAAGACCCCCATTCCTGGGGGTTTTTCTATTAAAATATATACCTAATGTTTTTAGGATCAAAATACTCAGCATACAGTTTTTTAAAATCATCAATCATTTTTGCTTTTAACTGATATTTGTATCTAATGTTATCTGCAGCATATTGCGAATCTTTCTTTTCTTGTATTTCTGGTTTCCAGCACAAGGCGTTTACAGCGTCATCTGCGTTCTGATAAGATGTATCATTATACGTCAAGAAGATACATTCGCATGGTACATTAATACCTGCAGTTTTTAGTAACTCAAAAAGATTTATATACTCGTCTAACCATCCTTCTTCATATATGATAGGACTAAAATTAATATGTACTTCCATCTTCTCTTGCAGCTTAGGAATCATTGCAATTCTATCAGCAATACTATCTGTATTTGGTTCCAGTACATCTGCATATTTCTGAGGCATCAAACTTACTCTGATCCTGTGTTTACCAGGAACCAGAGTATAATCATCTAATCTAAATTTAGTAGGATACTTTGTAGCAAAAGTGCTTTTTAATTTTGGATGCGTGTTAAAAAACTCAAACACTTGTTGCCACTGGTAATATTTACCATGTAATGCTACATCCGTACTGCATCCAATATCAATACAGTAATACTTGTCATCAATTTGATTAGGTATCTTAGGCATTGGCTGTGGTTCTGCCCATTTGTTTATAGATGCTAATATTTGTTCTGTGTTTTCATTTAGAAATAACTTGTTGTTGTTAAATCTACCTACATAACAATACGATTTCATGCATCCACCTAAACATCCATAAATAAAATTGGGAGAAATAGCATCGCTACTCCTCCCATTATCTCTGGTAACTAAAGTTTTTGTTTTCTGTTTTTTTATTTCCATTATCCTCTTCCGCGTTCTTCAGGATACAATAAAGTAGCAAAGTCAGATTGCCAAAACTCTTTACTGTCAACATCCATGATTGTAAGTTTACCATTCCATCCAGCACCTGTGTCCAGGTTCCATAGATTTCCATACTGATTAGGTCCATCATTTTCTGCAGTGTGTCCAATGTAGATTTCTTTAAATTCTTCAAGTGCTTTGAACTTACCATTTCTTGACATCTTGTTACCAAATGCAGATTTAGCACCCATTAATAAACTTCTGTCCCAATGACATTCTTTAGCAAGACTTCCTGCATTTACTGACAACATTGCACCACGTGGAAATCCTTCCATGTAATCCCATCCGCCATGAATAAACAATCTGTTTTCATCATCAATGTAATAGTCTATTTGGTTTTTCCAAAAATCTTTATGAGACTGTTCAACAAGTTTACCAGTGCGAACATAACCTTCCATAGTCGCAGCACCACCTTGCGCTGACCAAATAAGAGGTGTTCTTCCGTATTCAAACCAATCATAACACCAAACGTCATGATTGCCTCGTATGGCAATCAAATTTTTAATTGATAACAGAGTGTCAACACACTCAGAAACCTCGCTCCAACCGTCTGCAATATCGCCAAGCGATATTAATTTGTCATTTTCTTTATCGAATCCTGATTTCTCAAGACATTGTAGAAGTGCACGATGATTACCGTGCACATCTCCTATTACAAATGTTTTCATATTATATTTTCTTTTGTTAGTATTTCTCTAACTTTTGTTACAAGATCTTCAATAGAACCATCATTGATAATTTCATAATCAAACTCAGCATCATCTAATGCTGTTTCTGAAGGATGCAAAGCTTCATTATTGTTATCATCTTCATCCCATGTCCATAACTTAAATGTTTCAAACCAGGTGAATCCTTCATTGATAGCCAATTCTTCCCAAACACCATCTGATAAGTCAACATAACCCATATCTTTAAGTATGGATTTAACTTTCTTATCTGAGTATTTAGCATTATTGTTTCTAACCACTCTAATAGTGAGTCCACCTTTCTCTACAATAGCTTCCATCTCATTAGGAAATCTCATGTCTGTTATAATCCAGTTTGGATACCAATCTTTACTTCCATCACTCCATAGTCTATAATCAGCAAACAAAGCATTTACCCATACATTTGTATGTAATCCATCACGCATTGCTTCTGTACCAAGTTTTTGAAGAAACTCTCTGTATGTCATTTCCCACTCAAGACCCATATGTTTTTGTTTAAACTCTTGGTCTTCAAATTTCTCTACAGGAATACCTGATAGTATACTGCCAATTTGTTTTAGTTTACCAGCAAACTTTTTGATTTCAAATACTTGATCTTTATTTGTTAAACAAAGACCTCGTATAATTTCTCCAATAGTGTCTTTACCAGATCCTATTTTACCATTTATACCTATAATCATCTTATAAAGAATTAATCATTTCCCAATCTTCAGCGATTGTATCAATTTCGTCAGGTTGCCAATTTGGATCAATTGTTCCTTCTGCATTTTTTAACTCAATAGTTTTACCTTCATCTGCACTATAAAGAAATTCACCTCTTGTTTTCCATTCATTTCTGGTTACAGTATTACCAGTTTGCAAAAGTGATAATGCTTGGTCAAGTTTTAAATTTTTTGTCATTACTTTAATTGTTTTGTTATTGATTTTATTCTGTCTCTTACCGATTTTGAATCTATATCGATATTGTAATATCTACGTAGATATCGCTTTGTAAACTGAACTACATTGTGAGATGTATCTTTTTTACTCACTTTGATAATTGCTTGTAATATAACATCAACCATTGGTTCTGAATTTAAAAGTTCTATTTTTTCTTGTACTTTTTGTAATCTTGTTTTAAGATCTATCATGTCTTGCAATTGCTCATTTATTTTCATAATAACTAAAATTAGGGGAGCTTTTACACTCCCCAATTATTAAAATGGTAATAGTTCTTCTATTTCCTCTTCTCGATCAGCAACTGTATAACCGGCACTGTCTTCTTCAGGTTCTGTATCAGAATCAATGTCTATACCAAAAGTGTCACAAAATACTTGATGCATTTTTACTTGATCATCCATCCAGGTAGAAGGATGTGCTTCTTTTAATGCGAGAGTAATGTGATTATACAATACCCAAGCACTATCAGGATCTGCATTGTATTCAAAACTTGGTTTTTCCATTTCTTTCTTAATCATGTTTAACTGCATAGTTGTCAGTAATTCATGTTCAAAGAATAATTTACCAAGAATAATAAATGCAATTGGTTTTGTTACAATTCGATCTTTTAAAGCATCTTTATGCTGTATCAATGTTGTCCAATACTCTTCTGAATCTTTTATAAACTCAGAGATTTTACCAGCTGCAAGTATATCTGCAGCACCTTTGTGAACGCGTTTGTATGCCCCAAACTTACTGTTTGATAACATCATACCGTTCATACATACTTTTACCAATCCTCCAAGTGAGAATCTAAATGCATATTGTTTATTATATGAATTCATAAAGTTTGCAGATAACTCAACATCTGGATCCGCTTTATAATTCAATTTAAAATTTCCAATTGCTACAGTGCCATCTTGTGTGCACTTGTAATCTTCGCCAGTAATTATATATCCTGCTGCAGCTATTTCTGCTCTCACACGACTGACAACGTCTTTGTGAGAGATAGGAGTATATGTTTTTGTTCTTGCTGGTAATGGTGTGCTTAACATTTTACCATAGGCAATCATGCCATTTACTGTTCTTTTCATTTTTAAAAGAGACTTAATTGTTGATTTACTTTATCTTGAGGTAATATGATAGATGACTTCTCTATCTTTTGAATCTCATCATAAATCTTATCTAAATAATACTTTTCGTTTATATCATATTGGTCCCATGGTTTTTCTTCATGCAGATTAAATATTGTCTGCATGTGCTTACCACTTTCCAATTGTATTTCGCGACCATCCGGATTACACTTAATTAGCTTGACTCCTGTATTGGAAATATAATATCTAACAAGTCTTTGCAGTTTTTCTACTTGATACTCACCATTTACTACACCTCTTTTTTCAAAGAACCAATTTCCTTTTAGTTTTGCTCCTGCGCAATAGTCAAATATATTTCTATTTTCTTGTAAAAAATCTTTTGGATCTTTTCCAAATATGAAATATGCATACAACGCTTTTGGTATTATTAGATGAGATTTGTTTTTATGAAGTGCCAGCTCTTCAAATTCAAAACGACCTTTGCATTTTGTTTTTCCATCTGTGTATACAGCAATGTAGTTATTCACATCGCCAATAATCATCTTGTCATATTCTACTGTTTCAAGTTGTAAAGATGTCAACTCTTCCCACTCTTTACAGATTTCATAAAATAACTTTTCATCTTGTTCATCTACAAGAAACTCCAAACCATCAGTATTTTGCATAAGTGGTTGAGCACCAGGGATTCTGGTTGCTATCATCTCATACAACATTGATAGTTGTAATTGTCCATTGATGGTAATTCTGAAAGTAAATTCAGGATCATACAAAAACGAATACTTATTTTTACTTAATCCATAAGTAGAATTCAATATAATTTTGAATAGATAATTCAAAGGAGAAGTTTTTGGATACTTCTTTCTCTCTTCAAAGAACCATTCATACAGTTCACAAAAGTCTCTTTTAGGAATATGCGCTGGAGACCATTCATTTTTAATAGCAAGATTAGGATAAAAAGACGTCACGTCAGCAGACAAAATCTTTTTACCATTACCTGCACTGTATATACCAGATCTGATACATCCGTGCAAACCACCTAAACCATAGTCAGTAGGAACTCCTTTGAACATCATCCTGTATTTAGGACCTTTTGTTTCTGCTTGTTCAATGTCAATCATAGTATTTACTATTTGACTTTTGAACCAGTTGAACACGCCATTAAATTCTGGCGTTTCAAACTTGATACTTGGTAAGATAATGTTTCTGACAACTACGTTATCACGTTCTGTCTTCATTACTCTGATTTCCTTCTTATCTTTTCCTAATTTTTCAGATAAGAAGTGAAGAAACATCTCTTTACTTATACGCGGCTCACTTGCAGAATACAGATTTAATCTATAATCTGCACTCAATTGAGCACGTAAATTTATTTGACTTGCCATTACTTGCTCTCCTTTAGGATTTCGAAGAACAAATATTTGTTTAGTTGACCTTACGTCATTAATACAATATCTTACAATAGAATCTAATACTTGATCAGTAAGAACCGGTTCTGTATGATGATGAGGCATCTCTTCAACATTAAACCAATCCATAGAAAACTGTATCCATTTTAAAGAACATCTTTTTGCTGTACCATCCCAGTGGTTGAGTTTGAATATATCAACACACGGAATAGACAACTTAAACTCTGGATAATCTAACCATTCTCCTCTATTAGATTTTGCAATAACAGAACCTGCATATTGTGCAATTGTTGCTGTAAAATCATTAGAAGACAAATACGACAACTCATTTCTGTTTTCAAGTATGAATTCAGTTATTTGAGAGTCAAATGCAAGATTATTATATCCAAAATGCCAATCTTTATGTTCAATGTTTTCATCTAAAAAATCAAGAAACTCAGGCAGGTCATTTCTATCTCTGTTTACAACAAAGATCCGGGTTTCACCAGAAGAATATCCAGTAAACACAGCTACAAAACAATTTACAATTGTTTCGTAATCCATTATCCAAAATTTCTTATTACGTGACATCATTGACATTTTAATTGTTAGGATTATTCTTCAGTTAGAACTTCATCAAGAATTTTCATTGCAGAATGATCACTGTTAATTGCAAAATGATTTACAAAAACTCTAATATCATCAATGTTATCAAGATAGTATTCGTAATATGTGTCCATTACAATACGTTCTTCCACATAATCATGTCCAGCAGCAGTTGTGTGTAACGGTTTACCTGTTACATTTAGCTTTGGAAACATGTGTGGTTTCTCTTTAAATTCTTTACTGATAACAGCAAGAACCTTTGTACTTGGATCAAAGATTACTTCGTTATAAGGACATTCTTCTGTTGCTGGTAACATTCTAAAAGTTCTTCTACCGTACCAGTCAGTAGAATATATAAGCATACTTTGTGCTGTCATTATTTATTGGTTTATATTATACGTGGAGATTTCAGGATGAGGTGTAGTATACACTTCTTTTACCTGGTCGTATTTTTCACAAAGTTCGCCAACTTTTTTAAGAATATCAACATCAATTAATAAAATTTCTGCATATTTCTTAAAATATTTTTCTGGATACACGTAAGACTCCATAAATACCCACTCTGGAGTATGAACTCCATAATAGTTACTTAGCATCTTTTTTGCATCAGAAGAAAATCGTGAGTATTGACCATTGCAAAATGCATCGAAGTCCTCTGCTTTAGAGTTCAAATCAAATACATATGCAATTGTGTTCTCGTCAATTGGAACACAGTGATCAAGCATACTATGTGCAATTAGATAATTCATCTCAAAATGTTTCCATTCCGGAGTGTCTTGTCTTTTAAAAACACATATTAGTTTTCTTGATGTAAAGTCACAAACGTCTTCCCATTCTATATAAGTTTGGGAAGGTTTGTGGGTTTTGTGTTTCTTTAATCCTAATAAAGGATACAAGAAGTTGTAAGATTTCTGAAAATATTTTCTATAAATATCAGTTATCATAACACAATTTCATCATTTATTAAAAATTCATATGGTAGATCAAAGTTCTTGTTATCAAAATGATAATGAGCTTGATCCAATAATGCTTGGGTTTTCTTTACCCATTCTTTTAAAGTTTCATTTGAAACTCTAATTGGTGCAATCTGCAGATAGTTATCAACTACAATGAATCTAAATTCAAATTTGTAGTCTGAATACTCTGGTTTGAACAAATACACATTACATATCAACATGTAATACATAGCTGCTTGCATCCAATATTTATAGTATTCAATTGACTCTGGAAAAGAAGATATGTCTTTACTTGATTTCTTTAAATCATTAACACGTATTACTTTGTTAGTATGATCAATTACCAAGTTGTCAATGAATCCTCTTAATCCAAACAATGGATACTTATCATCAAATGCAGCAAGTTCAATTTCATTTTGCAACTTAATGTCTTGTCCAAAATCAGGTCTATAACCCATAATAGACATTACATTGTCTTTGGATTTAATCTCTTCAACAATTGCATTGCATTGAGCAAATGTATCAGGATCCACAAGTATTTTACCTTCACCATTTTTTAAGTGGTCCCAGTAAGCAACATGTCGTTCTGTGATAATTTTTTCAACACGTTGAGCATCAGTCTTCAAAGTCTGATACAAATTCATGTCTTTCAGAATATCCAGTATTGCATGTTCGAAATGTTCCAGATTTTCTCTTGGATCACCTGCAGCATTAAGTTCTTTGTAATGTACAAACAATCTATCCAATAATGTTTTTGGATTATCGCTTGGTACATCAGCAATACTTAATGCAAATTCTTTGTCAAAATCATCCGGTTTTAAGAATAGACAGTGAATTAACTTCCCTTCTATTGCAAATTTGTCAGTTGCGTCATCGCGTTGTCCCAAGATATAATGTAAATAAAACAATCTTGGACTGTATAATAACTTATTCAAACCAGAATAAGACATCATAAAATTTTTGTCAAAGAACTCTTCTTCTTTTTGTAGACGATCTGCTACTGTGGGCATCAAATTTTGTACTTTCATTATTTACAATTTTGCATATCTCTTGCAAAGTATCTGCCTAATATATTACCATTATAACTATTTGATGATAAGACGTCAAGTTTTACTTGATAACTTAATTCGCAATAGTTCAGGTATTTTTTAGTACAACACAATTCAAGAATCTCGCGTTTATAACTATGTGCTCCATTTCTTAGCACTTCTTCAGATAGTTCTTTACAACTACCAAAATATGACAACCAGTTTGATTCTTTTACAACTGTTTTAGTACGCTTTCTTGTACCAGTAGTTGCTTTTTCTTTTTTACTGATTGCAGTCTTTCTTGATGCGAATAGACTTTTTTTGCCAATGTAGAATTTACCAGTTCCAATGTGTGTAATTTTGTAAACAAAACCTATAACATGCTCATTGTTAGGTATATCCTCTAATTTAGTAATTACTTTGTTATTACTTTCAGTTAAGATCCAATTGCTCATAATGTTGATTTTTTACAAATCTACATTTAATTCTTTATATTTTGCAACTGCTCTGTCTAAAACTGGTATAAAAGTGTATGCTGCTTTTTTGATACCGTGAACTTTGACAATGTCACTAAAGTCTTTTTCAAGCGGTATATAACAAAACGGTAAATTATAAGTTTCCAAATAATATTTCATACTCGCAATACCTGCAGCATCACTATCCATATAAGTAACAACAGCTTCGTAATTACTTTTCATGGATTCAATTAGTTCTGAAGACAATTTTGTATTCTCACTATCTGGTGCTATAACGTCAACGTCAAGACCTGGGATACTTCTAATTGCCATGCAATCTTTTAGAGAAGATGTGATAACTAAAAACCTGGCTCCTTCTAACTGATCTATACCTTGAGTATAGTCCATTAACTTTAAAAATTTCTTGGCTCCATTTTTTGGTTGGTAAATTTTGTACATCTCGTTGTACTTTGTAGTGTACAAATAAGTATACTTTTTTTGTACATGGAACTCTTCATCGGTGATTATATCACCAACTTGCTTTGCCATAGTGTAACTACGTAATGGAATTACATTGTACTCATTTAACAATTTACTACCAATATTAAACTGTAACCAGAAATCTGCATCATCTTTGGTCCAACTTCTGATAAAATATTCAGAGACAATCCATTTGGTTTCTACAAATTCTTTCTTTGGAGTTGTTTTACCTGTCTTCAAAAATGACTGGTAATCTTCCAAGATTTTATAGACTGCAGTGCCATAATCTACATTCCACAATTTTGCCATTAAGTCAACTGCATTACCAGATTTACCTGTTGAAAAACATTTATACCGGTATTTACCAATTGCTTTTACATAATACAGATACATTGATGGATCTCTATCATGTGGATTAAATAAACTATTCATTCGTACATTTTGACCTGATAACTTTTCAGCAAGATCCAAATAGTTTTCAAATATCCAATCCGATGGTACATCATCTATTGATGCGACAAAATTATTTAAACTAAACATAATCAGTATTTTACATTAAAATGAAAAGGGTAGACATTACATCTACCCTCATCTTAAAAATAAAACATTTTAATTATGGTAGTTGCAAATCATTTACGTTGTCTTCAAAGATTGGAGCACTTGCAGCTGGTGCGTCATTGAAAATATCTTGAGCTGCAGGAGCTGCAGAAAATTCACTTACTGTTTCAGAAGTGTCTTCGGCAACCTTTTTCTCATAGATATGAACAGCTTCGTTAAATGGTAAGAAGTTTGGATCTTCTGCAGTTAACGCGTAAGCATATTTACCCTCGGTTCTTTTTGGTAAAAATAAAGAATAGTTTGCATAGTCTGAACCATCTTTGTAATATTTTTGTCCACCAATTGTAAAATGCAACCAGAAGTCTGCTTTACAAATAAAGTTTTTGATTGCAACAACCAAGTCTTCAATTGTATCACACTGAATATTAAGAGATTGGAACTTTTCTAACAATCCAAGTTGTTTTAAGAAACTACCTAAGAAATTTTGAATAGACTCGTCTCTTCCAATAGTTTTACCTTTGTAAACCCAGTCTTTAAATCCAAATTGACCACTTCTAACAGAAGCAATCTGTCCTTTATAGTTTCCTTTAGAAGGATCTAATCTGTTAATTTGAATACCTTCGAATCCATCACCAATTTCTGGACCTTCCAATACAAAAATCAAATTATATTGTTCTCTGTCATACGGAGGTCTTTCTAATTTCAAATCTAAGATTCTGCATTTATGCGTACCTGGTAATAAAATTTTAGATACATAGTTTCCTTCTGATGGATTGTAATCGTTTAAGCTAAATGTTCCCATTTTTTCTAATTTTTAATTTTTAATAATAATTTTTAATTAATCAATAAATACTTCATCCCAGTGTGTTACAATAGTACCATCTTCAAGAGTTTCAGAGATAACAATCTCTTTATTTCTTAAATGTTCTGGTCTTGCACCACATGAAATATCATCTTGTGTTTTAAAACTCAAGATATTTTTGTCTCCTTTACGCACCAAGTATCCAATTGCGTCTGATTTAGATGTTGTAATGTCTTTCAGTTTACCTGTTAGATTAAGATCCAACGAACTAAAATCATTACCATTTTTAGACAATAATGTGTCTTTTACGTGACCACAAAAAATAACATTAGGTGCAAGATTTTTGATTCTTGACGTAATATCATTAAATGCTTGACGTAACCATGGATAACCTGCACCATTTGCAAGATTCAATATGTTACCGTACTTTGCTTTACCGGTTGTTTTCCAATTAGCACCCATTGGTGATAACGAATACAAATGTTCTGCGTATGGTATACACATGTCTTCTAATGCAGTAATAGTGTCTAAAGCGATATACTTGTATGGCTTACCTGCTTTAATAATTGCAGCCTCAATGTCCATAAGTTCTTTGATGTTACTTGCTTTGATTTTCATTGCATCAACATAGTCGGAACCACTTTCTAAATCTATAAGTAAACAATTAGGCAGTTGTGACAACAATGTTGTCTTACCTGTTTTTGGTTTACTAAATATGATTAAGTTTTTTGGACTCTTTACTACTGATTTAATTGTAGCAGTTGGTAATTCTATACCTTTTACTTCTGTTGCCATTGTTTACCGTCTTTTATTAAATTGTTTAACCACTTTTTGTTTGACATTGGAACATTCTGCACAATACAGTAAATGTCTCTAATTGTCATTTGAGCATAATGATTATCATCTTTTTCGAGATAGTTGTCATCAAATATCTCATTATCAATTTCACCATACTTAGGAAGCGTAAGTTCTGGTTCGTCTGATGTTTTTGTCTGAGGTTCTGGTACACTGAACTTTATGTTTGTTCTATTTACCACTTCGCAAGAAGATAATTTAAAAGCATAAGATGGAGTCGGAAGCATTGTACCATCTTTCTTTTTTGTTATCTCTCTATAATCTGCTGGGTTTTCTCTCCAGTCAGGATTATTTTTAAATCTGTAAAGCACACGTTCTCCATCATGATAAGGTTTATCAAACCAATCGAAGAGTTCTATGAATACATCTTGGTTTTTGGAAATTTGTTCAGCATAAAATCTAATAGTTTCTACTGGCAATACTCCAAATTCGTTACCGTTGTAACACAATTTTGCAAAAAACAAAGGGTTTTCAATACCCATTTCTTCAAACAAAGGTTCCCAAAAAGGTCTAAACTCTTCAGTGAGTTCATTAATGTGTTTTTTCTTTGTTGTTGTTGACATAATAATTACATTTTAATTTACATTTTACATTTTTACATTTAACTTGAACTACTAATTATTCGAGTTGATGGCGTGGCAGCTTCCACAATGGTCATTTTAGCATATTCTGCTCTGTACCATTGAATACCAACATCACCAAATCGATTCTTCAAAATATGCATTGCCAGCAGGAACTTATCATCTATGACATACTTATTTGGTCCATAAAGTCCTAAATTATACTTTGCTGGGCGGTTAAAAGCAATCATAACATCTGCACATTGAAGTAAAAAATCACTACCATAAACATCAGACTCAGTGGGATAGTGTCCTTCACCTCTCCCTGTCGGTTTCTGACGTTCTGGATCGTCAATTTCTCTGTTCAATTGCGTCAGTACAATGAAAGTCACTGGCAACATATTTTTCATTTCTGTCATCATGATAGCAAGATTTTGTAAAGTTGATTGCTTATTATTCTCACTACCGGATTGTTTTACTAAAAGAGTATGATCCAAAGTAATAACAAAAGGTTTTTTCATTGTATTGTAGAAACTAAAAATAGCACTACGCATTTCATTTACAGTCAATGCTTTGTCAATAATGTACTCCTTTCTAATACCTTGTTTACTTGCATATTCTTTTAACTTGTTAAAATCTGCACTGGTTAACGGTGGCATACCGTCATCTTGTGCAGACTGTAAATATCTGATATTTAATCCACTGGTTGCTGATAATTCACGCAACGCCATGTTTCTACCAAGCATCTCAAATTGAAAATGCAGTACAGCAAAATCCTGTTCAGGATTCAAACGCTGTAATTCTCGTGTTAAAGATGCTGCAATAAGAGTTTTACCAACTCCTGGTCTTGCAGCGATAACATATAGTGATTGCCACTCAATACCGTTTAATCCAATCTTGTTGAATTGTTTCCATTGAGTTTTTAAAGATTTAATACTTCCACTGGCTCTTGAGTGAATGTATTTGATACCCTCGTTCATCACTTCACCATACTGTTTCCATTCTATTTTTTTTGGTTCATCAACCATGGAACTAAATATATAAAGTTTAAATTAGACTACGAAGATAATAAACTTTTGAGAGTTAAACAAATAATTACCACACTATTTTTGGTTTATTTGCTGCTTTTAAAGCATCATTTACCTGATTAAAAATGTTGTTACTATTCCATTCAGCAGACTTTTGATATGCTGCTGATGCTGGATGTGAACATTTTAGTATCTGTGTGTTATTCAGAATGTTATCAATCAAATCTTCGTTCTGTTGCGCTTGTTTACCCATAAGAACCCAGATGTATTCTTTGTCATTTGCATTAAGCATGTCGATAAGATATTTGTTAAACGGATCCCATATAGGAATGTGTTTACCAATCTTACCAATTTCTGTAGTAAGAGAAGTATTCAACATAAGAATACCTTGCTTTGACCATCGTGATAAATCTGGATCAAACGTAGCTACATCTTTTTCATTATTGTAAACAATTTTGTTTACTTCTTTGAATATGTAACGTAATGATGCCTCTGGTTTTTTGGTGTTACCACACGAAAAAGCAATACCATCAGCAACACCTAATTGAGGATACGGATCTTGTCCTACTATAATCACATTGGTTGTATCATATGGACATTCCATAAATGCTCTAAATACTTGTTTCAATGGTGGAGTAAAACGTAGATCTTCAGCAACACAATTTTCGAGTACTTTTATAATGTGTACAAAGTCTTCTGACAATAGAAAACCTTTTAAAACATTATGCCACCCGGATGGTTTAAGCATTTCATACATTTTTGATGCATATTCTTGTGGTGTTAATTTATTTGGTATATTTGACATTTATTGTATATATTTGTGCGTTAATTAATTAATTATAAAACCATGGCAAAGCAAACTAAAAAACCTTCTACAAAACAAGCAGAAGATCTTGTTGAAGTTATTGATGAAAAAGCAATTGTAAACATTAAAATGAGTACATCATTTTTTCAAAGATTGCAAGGACTTTATTTATCAATGTTAAAAGGTAAATCTAATGAAGAAATCCAAACATTTCTTGAAAAAGTAAAATCTCAAACAATCTCTGAAGAAAGTGATTTTCATCTTGAAACAATGCTTATTCTTTTATCTGAATTTCAGAAAAATGCTAAAGCAGAAGGACAGACAAATTTTATTACTCAAGAAGATCTTAAGAAAAAAATTCAAGAACAACAAGATCAAGCTGTACAAGAAGAAAAGTAATACTATTTACCATTAATAATCAAAAGTAAAATCCAACAGTATTACCAATCTCTATACAGATTTGTATAGCGTCTGATAATTCAGTTTTACTACATTCAGCAAAACTCTTATACTCTTTAGAAGCAGGATCATAAAGTCCTGCTTTTTCTTTTACAGCATCTTTCATTTCTTCAAATGTGTGACCTGTAAATCTTGCCAAATCTCTAATAGACGCGTGTACTTTTGCTAATTGTCCAATAGTTTTATCATCTTCATCTGATAGTTTAGTGATATATAATTCTATCATTTCACCATCTGCAAGATCATTTTTAAACTGATTGTACAATGTTGCATCTGTAATTGTCAATGGTTTTAGTTCACCATTATGTTTTCCAAATTTAACTGTTATGTTCTGCATTTTTTTCTTTTAAACATTTTAGCAACACTTTTACTTTTTTTACATCGTCATCAGATGGATTTTTTACAACAAAACTATTAAGTTTGTTTTTTACACGTTTAAGCACTACTTGTTGTTTTTCAGTATGTGAACGGTATTTTTGTACTTTAGAGTAGAAATCAAATTCCCATTGATTTATTACACCTGCTTTTAAACTTTTTTCAACAATTTTTAACAAACAATCATCAAACATTTGTTTTTCAAGAGTTGTGTTTAAGTTGTCATTTTGACTTTTTAAATACTTTTGACGTTTAAGCAAATTCTTTGCAGAACTTGACATGTCACGATCTTTAAAGTGATCAATACAGGATGAACCAATTTTAAGTTGTTCACTATTTAATTTGTTTTCTATAAGAAACACATTCATTATTTCATGTCCGCAACTACAATGGTCATTACTTACATAACAGTATTTTAATTCCCATTCTTTTTTTGCTTTTTCCCATGTGTCTGCATTTGAATTTTCTAAAAGTGTTTCTTTTAATCTGTTAAAATTAGAAGTTTCTCTCATTTTATTCAATATTTTTCCATGTAATTTTTGATTGGTCTAAATCACTTAACGCACTGATTATCCATTCTGTATCAACAGTATCTTTGTAAGCAAGAATATGTATAACAGATTGTTGATCCGGATTAAGTCTTAATAATCTACCAATACGTTGATTACTTTTACGTTCATTACTATACGAGTGCATGATAATTCCATACTTTAAATTTGGAATATTTACACCTTCGTTTAATTGTTGAACACATGATAAACAGTTAAACAATCCTTGTTTAAATGCTTCCAAGTTATCCTCACTGTTAACATTTTTACTATGATAACTGTTCTCACAAACTCTATCAGCTTGGTCAGTGTTATTGCAAAATACTATGCATTTGTCATCAACATGCTCCAATAAATGCTTTGCATATCTTTCTTTGGTAGGATATTGCATCAATCCTTGCATACGCAATATGCGTAATTTTTGTTTTGAACCAATAGAAAATTCTTTATCTATGGTGTTTGTCCAATAATTGTAATGATCACGTTCAGAAGTCATAAAAAATCCACCATTTTTCTTGGTGACTTTGTATGTTTTTTGAGTAGATAATGGTAATAAATGTACAACAATACGATAATCATTAAGTATGTTATCATCAACTGCATCGTCTGTTATGTATGAATACACAATTGGACAATATCTGCTAACCATTATTCCTTTTTCTGAAGTGGCGTGACGCGGAGGTGTTCCGGATAATCCTACTATTTTACCATGGTAAAACAAAAGATATGATTCATGGGTATACAATAAGTTATGACACTCATCTAAGTAAATACAATCATACTCAACATTTTGTTTTGTCAAGGATAAATATGTAGTAAACTTAATGTGAGGTAGTAAATGTTCTAAACCAAACTTTACAGCATCATCTTTCCATGAAGTAAATATAGAAAGTTTAGGTGCAACTACTAAAAATTTAGTTGCACCATGATTATTGTATTGATCATCCATATGTCGAAGACCTATATAAGTCTTACCAACACCCATTGAAACACCTAACGTACAACGATGAACTCCTTCCGTGGCAAATAATGCTTCACGTTGGATTTCTTCACGTTTATCTTGTTTCATCTACTTTTTTCTTTCTGTAAGTTCTGTGTTTAGGAAATTCTAATTTAGTTTTTTCTTCTTGCATTTCTTTTGCAACAGGACTGTAGTCTTCTTTATCGACCCAGTAGATATTTAACAATCCTTTGTTAAACAATCTTGTCATAAAAGCAGGTTTACTTTGTGACCATAATACTAATCCAGCTCCTTTTTGAGCTTCTTCTCTATTGGCAGCGCCAATAATAAAATAACCAACGAATTTTTTGTTATCCATTTTCTAATCTGTTAAGTGAAAAATTTAATTCTTTTGCTTCTTTTGGATGTAACTCAATCCAGGTGTGACATGATCTACATACTGATAACCATGTTGTTTTGTCAAGATAATGTAATCCTCTTCCTTTTTTGTGATGCACATCAGTACTTTGAAGACTACAACCTTGCAACCTTGCTTGACATCCAGGATGTAAAGATAAGAAATCTTTTCTCATAATAGAATATAATTTATCAAGAGGATCTTGTTTATCTGCTTTAGGTTTTATAGGTTTTGGTGCTTTTTTTGGAAGTGGAGTGGAATGTTCTTTTAACCAGCATTGTTTGCAATACTTGTTTCCATCATGATTTTTCCATATAAACTGTTCTGTTTCACAACAATCACAAATTTTCTTTTTAGGTTGTATCATAATAGTTTAACTGCTAATATTTTACTTGATTCAAACAGTACATTTAATGATTCATTTAATACTTTTAACTGATCATTATTCATAGTATCTTTTGCAAATTGAAATTTTTTATGAAATGTTTCTAATGTAAAACTGTATTTGTTGTAATGCAATAATGTATAAACATCTTGAGAATAAACCGGAGTTGGAACAGGGTTACATTGATGAGCACCCATTTCATAATTCATATCAGTAATGTAATTATTCTTAAACATTATGTTTTTGCAATACGGTGGCGCATAAACACCATGATCTAACTTTTCAATAGGTAAATTATCATCTGTGACATCCATCATTGTGTAACCTTTTGTTGAAATTACATTGACATGTTCTGGCAATGATTCTAAACCAAAATCAGTAATGTGCAATAATTCATCAATATCACATACAATTATCCAATCTGCAGTTGAGTTTTTCCATATTGAATTTTTCCAATTTTTAAGAATTTCTTCAGTATACACCGGAAACTCTCCAACATTGCATCCTGCATCTTTACAAATCTGAATACTATTGTCAGTTGATCCGTTGTCATATACGTTGATGACACAATCTTTAAATCTATCTTGATAATGTTTCAAATAAAAAGGAAGCATTGCTTCCTCATTTTTCATTATGCTAAATATTTCTACTTTCATTTTTTAAATATCATCAATGTTTGTTTGTAATATCCACACATTCCTTCAGGATATGATCTTGCTATTTCTGTTAACTCTGGTAAGTAAGTAAATCCTTTTTCTTCAAGAAGTTTTATTACATCTGGATTGTTTTTACAATTTACATGTCCAATACCTGGTTGATCAACAATTGCCCATGATAGTATTAAATAACTATCACAAAGTTTTGTTATATTGTCAATAAAAGCATCTTGATATTTTTTTGGAATGTGCTCTCCTACTTCAAAAGACATTACAATTCCTTTTTCTGTTAAAGGTAATTCAAAAGCAAGATTGTGTGGTAAAATTTTAAAAGAATGTTTTTTTGAAGGAGTCTCAGGTTCTATACCTATTACATTTTTTATACCTTTTAAGTACAATTGTTCTAAATAAAAACCATCTCCACAACCAAAATCATAGATGACTTTGTCTTTATGTTCTGATAAGAACTCTATTAACCATTTGGCTAAATCATGACAATGTATATGAGCATGTCCATCAGCTGTAAATGTAGAAAACCAGTATCCTGTTTCATGAACTGATTTAGACACAAAGTCATCCCATATTTTTTGTGAAACTGGGTCCATTATTGTTCTAAGTTATCGTAGTCAATGTAATCGTCATCATATAACTTTTCTTCAGGAAGAATTGTAGTTAGGTCTTCTAATTCTTCCTCAGTAAAATCTTCTTCATCCATCTCTTCAGTTTCTTCAGGACCAGATGGTCCATGTTTTAAAACACTAAATATAAACGGATCATTAAATTCTTCACCAAAGTTATATGCAACCAGTCCTTTAAGCTCCTCATCGGTCATTCTTAAGTACTGTTCTATCGACATCTCGATACTTTTACCATTGGGCAATTGGTATATCATTGTAGCTGCATCTTAAATAAAGTACCAAGCTACTAATTAATTTCCAGTAAAATGTTTAAATTGACTGTTCTGAGAAAATATTTTCCACTATAACGCTATGATTGCGTCATTTTTTTCCAGTAAAATTTTACAATTCTGCACTGTCTGCATATTTGTTTAAAAAATCATCAAAAGACATCGTAATGCTATTTGTAATGTAAGTCTCAAATGCTGATGAAATTTTAATTGTCTGATGAACAGTGTCTAAAGTAATTAACATGTTTACATCCTTATAAAGTTGAGTGCCAATGCCAAATCCTAATTCGTCATCCCATTTGTTTTTTGGTATCATTCTGCAAAAAATCATTCTTGAAAGATAATCTGGATCATCCCATCGCACTTGTCTGGAAAGTACATCACTAACAACACTAACTAACTCATTAGCAGTGTTGTGTGAGTACAAGTAAACTCTACCATAAGGACCAACTATTTCTATTTGTCCAGTGTTAAAATTTATCTCCATAAAATATTAATTCCAAGTTGAAACCAAAGTATTTTGACATACACCGAATGGTCAAAGTAAGCAAGTGTAGGTTGTTTTTCAATAAACAAACCTACACCAAACTCACTACCATTTATTTTACAAATTCGTCGGACCGTCATGACCTACCGTTGTAGAACCAAACCCTCCATCACCTCGTTCAGTTTCTGACAACTCATCAACTTCTTCAAATGTAATTTGTGGGTAAGGTAAGATTATTAATTGAGCAACCTTGTCGCCCATTTGGTACAAGTTACCATCTTCTAAGAAACTAAACTTTAGCATGATTTCTCCTCTGTATCCAGAATCGATAACGCCAACACTGTTTCTTAAATGCATGTCATATTTAGAGATGCTACTTCTTGGAAATATTAATCCAACGTATCCTTCTGGAATTTCTACAGCTAATCCTGTATAGATTACAGCATTACCGTAAGCATCTTTTTCAATTTTTACTGCAGTAAGATCCATTCCTGCATCTCCTGGTTTAGCGTAAGTAGGTATTTCTACTAATTCGTGTAGTTTTTTAATTTTAACTTGCATATCTTTTTTTTACAATATTAAACAAAAAAATATTACGAACCAAGATTTTCAGGTCCTGGTTCGTAACTACTTGTTAATCAAACACAAATGATACTGTGTTGTTAAAAGGATTAAACTCAACTTGGTTGAATTTATAATACACATCTGGAGAAAGTTTGATTATGTCATGTTCCTCGTGTGTAATTGTTGCGTCTTTTGTAACATTAAATTTAATAACACTGTTTTCTAAGTGTTCATACTGCAATTGTTTGTCAGAAACAACAGCATGAGTATTAGCAAAATCACCTGATGCTAACACAATTCGATTGGATTTTAATTCTTTTGCCATTATGTTTGAGATTGGATTAATGAACTGTATGTTGCATAATCTAAATGATATGGTTCACATACTTTTGAGTCATGATTTGCAGCTACAACAAAGATATCACCTTGTCTGTAAATAGCTTTTGGATTTGTAATTCCAATTCTGCATGTCCAAGCAATTGCTTCTAATGCAGATTCTTTTTCACCAACTTCACGTGGCACATACAACCAATAATTTCTACCGGTAGATGTACAAGTACATTTAACAGCATAAACAGAACTGTTTTTACGTTGCCATTCGCTAATAGTACTGCCAAAAAGTTTGTATCCGTCAATTTTGTAAAGTGTGTACCTGTCAAGACCTGTTTGAAGATACTCTTTTCCATCAGCATCCCATCTTCTGTTGTTTAATACAACATCTTTCATGTCCAATAAATCTGGTTCTACAGATTCAAAGATTTTTTCTACACCAATAGTGTCAAAATATAATCTTCTTTTTTCTGTATTGTTTTGTTCAAACGCCTCTGATATTTCAAGAGGTTTAATGTCAGACCACACTGTAGAAACATAATCTCCAAATTCTTCAAGTGATTCATAGATAATCACATTTTTGAGAAATTCGTCAAAAGAAGAATATGCAGTTTTCCATACTCGTAATGCTTCATTAAGCTCGACACCTCTTACATTTCTAACAGTAAAAGTGTAATTTTCAAATTTATTTGTCATTTGTTTCGTTTTCTAATCGTTCTTTTAAATCAATTGTTATACCTTTTTCTTCAGTTTGATAAACTGAATATTCAATAGTGTCAAATTGAAATATAACACTACTTTTTTCAGTATTCATCTCGTGTCTTTCTGCTAACTTGTGTGTACCAAAATAGTTCACATCTTTGTCTTTAAGTTCTTCAGTTAACTTTTCTTTTATTGCTTCAGACATTTCACTTTCAAGTTCACGTAGTTCTGGTGTAATAAAACCATTTATAATATTAAATGTAACTTCTATTCTAAAGTCATCTTCATAGTTACCTTCAATATTATACTCAATGCTGTCAAAACCATGAGTACCTGGAATATAAAATGCAAATGGTTCTTCAAAAGTTGTATTTGTCCAATCATCTTCTGAATAATAGTCAATACCTTCAAAACACTTTGTTGCAGGATCATATGTTGCTGTACCATTTGCAGAAAATTCACCTGCCCAAGAACCATAATCAAGTTCGTTGTACATCATGTCTACAAGTGCCTCAATTTCTTCACCTTCAGCTTGTGTACCATCAATTTCGAAGTAAACCCATCCTGAATCTCCTCCACCTTCCCAGCAAAGAGTGATTTCTTTACCTTCAGCTGTTTGTTTGTCACACCAATCAATAATTTCTTGTATACTAATTACTTTACTCATGATTTTACAATTTTATTTTTACTAAATACGTAATCTGATTTTTCTTCTTGTATTTCTTTCAATACTTTACGACCTTCACCTGGCTTATACATCCAGTTTTGTTGTGTCATGTTGTCAAGGTAATCTTTGATAGTAGGAATAAATCCTATATCTTCCATTACATGCTGCTCTGCAATTGCTCTTACAGGAACCATTTTACTATCAGAATTGATAATATAAGTGCCAAACTTTTCTTCACACCAGAATATACCTTCTGCGTGATGTCTTAATGCTCTATGGCGCATGTCCGGATAGTGCATTTTTGTTTCGTCAAACCAATTGTGGATAGCGAGGTAGTCATCAACGTGACCACCCCACTTCTTTTTACTACTAATACTGTGATGCAAAGGATGTGACATAATTAAAGTATTTTTATGTTAAGGTCGTCAACAACCATCCATTCGCAATTACTATCTAAAACATAATTGCCATCTTCGTCTGTAAAATCTTCTGGAGATTCCCATACATTTTCATCATAAGGATAAACTGTAACAGTTTTTTCACCATGATCAAGTACTACTAATTTTTTAGTTACTTTCATATTAAAGTATTTTGTATTTATCTTCATCTGGTATTAAACCAAGATGTGAACCACTGTCCCATTCAACATGAATTGTTCCTTGATCATCTACTAATCTTACGGTTCCTTTTGTACCAGGTGCCGGTGACTGTTTGTCATTCATGTAAATTAACTGTACACGTTTGCCTACTAATTCTTGACTATGCTTCCTCATCTTCATCGTCTTCTGGAAATTGAAACACTACTTCTACAGACATAAGATTACCTTCTTCATCAAAGTTCTGAAAAACTGGATAAAAACCATCACCGAATGCTGTACTAAATGCAACGCCAACACCGTCGTGTCCCATTTGATATTTTAACTGTCCAGCACCTTTTTTAGACAATGTTGCTTTACTACAAGCATTGTAACTAAAATTATGTTCTGTTGTCAAATCTTCAATTTGATTCCATTCACCAGTTTCATTTAACTCGTTCATAGTTTTACCATACTTTGGAATTACTGTTCCATAGTTTGGAAAATCGACCATATACTGCAGTTTATCACCAGTTGTTTTATGCTGATAAACTCTAACGTCTGTGAAATCTTCTTGTTCCCATTCTGATTCAATGTAACAAGGATCACAAAGTAGAAGCTGACCTGAGTCAACTCCTACGTGTCCTATTAATACTTTATTGTACTGTTCCATCTGTTTCCGGTACTGCTGGTGTGTTTTCTTCAATGTACTGTACAGCAAACTCAGTTGCTGATTGAATTGCTTTTGCTGTTGCAATCCATAATTGCCAATTTGCTTGTGAAGTATTCATAAACACAAAATCTTTTTTCATAGCACTTGGCATGATATTAAAAGTTTTGCTTCTTACATCAACACTTAATCTGATTTTTGCTTCTAACTCTCTTCCTTGACCATCTGTGTATGGTTCAGTAAAGTCAAAATCTACGTTTACAATTTCTTTATTCATCTTTTAAAAATTTATTTTTAAACTTTTTAATGATTTTTTTCTCAATTGTTTCTTGTTCAATTGTATTTCTAAATGGCTTTCTATCAATCCATTTTATAGTAATGTCTTGATCTGAAACTTCATCACCGGTTGCAATTTCCATATCACCAGACAAAAGAAGTTCAAAAGGATAATTTCCTTCTACATATTCATCTTCGTTACCATCATCTCTAAGATAATTACCAGCATGAATAATGATCATATGTACTTGATCGTCAAAACTAATTTGCTTTTTCATCTTGTCTCATTTTATACATTTCCTGAAATGCTCCGTGGAATCTACCTTTTAATGCTTTTGGTTTTTCACCATTTTCACTAATAGAATATGGTCTTAATACAATTGCATCAATTAAGTCGCCATTTTCATTTGCCATCTTACCTTCTCTAATGATTTCAAATACTTCCATATCTGATTCATCTGCAGATTCATATGTAGAAATCATACATTCTGTTTTAGGTAAATCTTTCCAGTTATCTGGAACTTCTGTTACACCTTCTGGTGACTTACGTAACCATGCTTCTGAAGAAAAAGAAAAACACACTGGTTCCTTTCCTTGTTTTGTCAACATTGCCAATAATGACGGAATAGCTGCTGCTAATGCATCTTTTGTATTGTCATTATCTAAAAATTCACCTGGGACAGGTATTGCAATAATATTCATTTCATCATTGCTTTCTTTGACAAGAACTACTATCATAGGTTGAAGTCCTCCTTGTTTGCTTAGCAAATATTGCATCATTTGCACATTTGCAATTTTAAATTCTTTAACGTGTTCAGCGTAGTTCATAACTAATAAAATTTTTAATTTCAATTTTCGAATTAAAAAACTCAGGTGTTAGATGTTTTTTCACATCTTCTACATCATTTTCTTTGATGAGGATTTTGCCATATTCTTTAGTGTATTCAACCAGTTTCTTTTCAGGTTTTAATAATCCAAATGTTACATCAGCACGCAATGCATGTTCAAAGTACTTTTGGACAACTGATTTTTCTTTTCTGGTTCTTCTTCTTAACGGAATTCTTTTACGCATTCTGTTATCAATATTGGTTTGTAGTCTATAACTTCAGCACACACGTTTATATATCGCGGATCATCTAAACTATTATAGTGTACATGACCGTGAATATTATAAGAATATCTGAATTCAAGTTGAGAAGGATGTATTGGACAATGAGTAAGAATATAAGTGTTCTTATAATCTATCATTCCAGCTACTGAGTTAACATAATGCGCCATATACTTTGTATGCTGACGTTCATCATGGTTTCCCAGAACTACGTTTATGACCCCGTTTAGTCTACTAAGAATAGCGTAGTTATTCTTTTCCATTGTAATGTCACCTAACAAATACACTGCATCTCTTTTTGATACGGTGTTATTCCAGTTCTTTACAATGTGCTCATTCATTTCTTCTGCACAAGAAAAACCACGCCTTTTTGCCATATTTTCATGATGAAAATGCGGATCACTAAATACAAATGCTGACATATATTATCTTTTTTTAAATTAACTTTAGGAGGGTCTCCTAATTCATGTTCTGTATACGAATAATGCTGTTGCATAATGGTTTTGTTTCTAAAATTGGTTCAATAAAATCTGGTGTGTATTGAAGTACTGGTGTTTTATCAGAAACGTACTCTGTTAAAACTTTCCATTTACTAAATAACTCTCTTGACTCAATAACATGAATTGCTTTTATTACATCTTGTGAGAAAATTGCTTTAAGTCTAAACTCTATAGACTTGATTTCTTCTTCTTTAGTCATCTTTTTTCTTTTAATATTTGTACAAGCTTGCTATGTATTCATTAACACCGTAATCAAGTAAGATGTAATTTTTACCTTCAATTCCCCAGTTTTCAGAGTTATGTAAATCACAGTCAGCAAAATTAAATTCAGGAACTTTTGCTTTAATACGTCTTACAACTATATTAGGAATTGTTAATAATTCTGTATCATATCTTTTTTGACATACAATACCAAAGCGCATCCATTTTAACTCTGCTAACGATGTAACATTTTTATACTTATCCCAAATGTATTTTTCATTGACTCCTTGCAAATATCCTTTTCTGCTTACAGGAATCTTGATGACAACATTTTTAAGTACAATTACTAATCTTGTTGAGTATTTAATCATAAATTATTTTTAAAGTGTCCAACATATGGGTGATATTTCCCTTTGTGATATAAAACAGTGTTTAGATCAGGAATTGAACCTGATATCTATACATGTAAATCGTGCTCTCTGTCGCTGATTGTCATTTTCTGAATACTCATACTTCTGCGTCTCACTTGATCTGTGGCAATGATAGAATGTTGTTTTACCTCTTAAACTACTAAAACACTGTTTTTTTGAATTAATAATACAATTTTATTCTTTCTCCAAATTCATCAAGAAGTCGATTACAACTGTCTTTATTGGTAAAAAATATACCAAATACAAATACTTGCAATTTGTGATGACTTGTTGCATAAAGAAATCCTCTTGGATCCGTGTCAAAATCATAACGAATACCGTATACACCGTTTTCGTTATTTATTTTATTAGGATCGTAACCAAGCTCGTAAGCTCTTAACAACATGTCGCGATACAGGTTTAACTTATTTACAACCATGGTCGCTTTGGTCTTACCTTTAATAATTAAGTCTTTAGAACGCCAAGAAACAGTTGACTCATTTACAACAAATCCATCATTATAACTGGTATCAACAAAATAAAATGTTTCTTCTTCAGCTTCTTGTTGTGCTTTGGTGTAAATTTTGTTATTTACCATTCTATGTAACTGATCTTCTTCTACAAGAATGCCTTTTTCTTTAATGTATTCTAATTGTTTGTCAAGATGTGTATCTGTAGGTGTTACGTCTTGTGGTATCGTAGGTAACTCCTCATATTCGAAATATACTGATTCTTCTTTCATTACGAATGTTCTTCTATTATTTGTAAAATATTTTTGCTAACAGAATTAGTAGCATCAATCCAAATTGCTTTTGCAATTTCTTTTTTAACACCTACAATACGATACAATGGTTCGTTTTGTTTCCACCAAATTTCAAATGAATCCATATTATGATATGTTTACAGTTTTTTTAAACTTTTCGATCACTTCTTTACCTTTTGGTGTTGCCCATAAGTTTGCATAATACAAATTGTCTTCTGCAGCATTGATTTCTTTATTGCAACATGAATTAGCACCTTGATGAGGTTTTAATCCTGAATCATGTAGCATGCATTTCTCATCTTCAGTAAGAAGTTTGCAAGTTCCTGTTGGCATCCATGGTGCATGATAATTATTATCATTATCAGTACCACCGGACAACATCTCTACATCTTCTTCATGAGGATTAGGATTTTTTTGCTGATAATCATACAGCATCTTTTGTAAATCTACAAAAGGACCATCGCCAATAGTATCTTCAAGTTTAATTCTCGTTTCTGGTGGTGCACCTGTCCAATAATCAATACGTAGTTTGTCTGCAAATCCTGCATCAATAATTTTGTCAAATTCTTCTGGGGAACCAAAGCATGGTCTGTTATGACACATGCTTATTCCTTTACTACATCCAGTACATTCCATATTAGTCTTTAGTTAAAGTTGTACTATTATATTTTAGTAATAATATCTTTTCTTGTTTGCCAAATTTTACTTTGATTGCTTCTCCAGGTATTACATTGATTACCTCGCCTTTGCCAAACTTGGCATGCGTAATCATATCACCAATGTTGTACTCTGATTCACTGCTTTCTGCTTTTTTACTTTTTGCCATTGTGTTTTTGTTAGATTATCTTCCTTCGTATTGCCATAGTACTGCATTACAGTAATTATGTACAGCACCTTCAGTCATACCTGTTTTGTGACAATGCTGAAGATGAATTGGGTATTGTAAAAAGTTAGGAGGAAACAGTTTCCAAATAATTGGTTTACTCGTTATTTTTTCTGGAGCTGGTTCATCCAGACTCTCTCCGCAGTACATGCATTTATTGTCTTGTTCTGCAATGTACTGTAACCTCACTTGCCTTCGTTGTTGAGGTGACAAC